TAAATGCTCGGCTGAAAATTCTGTGAGAAACAGTAGTAAATATGTAAGCGCAGAAACCAAAGCTATTCAAAAATCTTCGGAAATTACCGAAAAAAAAATCAGTAAATATGATGAAGCCGTTCAGTCCCTTACAGCCTTAATGACACAGGGAATGGGATTTTTTAAGACTGAAGAAATCAAAGAAGATAAATCAGTTATATTTTATCTCCATAACAAAGAACGGTTGGAAGATTCGAACATTATCTGGAAAATGGTTGGTGATGCATTTGCTGTGTCTACAGATGGTGGTAAGACATGGAACGCCGGGTTGGATTCTAATGGCAATGCAGTAGTTAATGTACTTTCCGCTGTAGGTATTAACTGTGACTGGATACATTCTGGGACTCTGACGCTTGGTGGTTACAACAACACAAACGGGCATTGCGCTATCGAAAATGCAAGTGGAAAAGTTGTCGGAACATTAGGGGTAAACGGATATTACTCAAATGATCCGATCGACAAATATGCCATTAGGATAAATAATGGACACGTTGAAATATATGGTGGCAAAGGTACACTGGTCGGAATAGTAGACTATGTAAAATCTGCAAGCGATGGTTCAGAAGGATTGAGTATGTATGCATATGGTGGTAGTGGACATTCTTCTGTAATCCTTAAAAATAATGGAACTACCGAGATATGGGGCAATTCAATTAGAATTAATACAGACAAACTTATAACTGGAGGAAGACAAACAAAAACGGGACGTGCAGTATTCTCAGACGGAAGTTACTTAGATTACAAAAACGGGAAATTGGTCGCTGGAAGAACAGCAAGCGGTACGGTATTTTAAGGAGAATAATATATGACAAAAACAGAAAGTGCGGTTCAATGGGCTATCAGAATAGCCAACGACAGCAGGCATGGCTACAGCCAAGCGAACCGTTGGGGGAATCCAGACTATGATTGCTCATCACTCGTAATATCTGCATGGCAACAAGCCGGAGTTCCAGTAAAATCAAATGGAGCTACTTATACGGGAAATATGTACAATGTTTTTCGTGCTTGCGGATTCACGGATGTAACGGCAAGCTGCAACAGAGCCACTGGTGCTGGAATGCAAAGAGGTGATGTACTGCTAAATGTTAGATATCACACTGCAATGTACATCGGTGGTGGTCAGATGGTGCAAGCATCATCTACAAGAGGACATCCAGAAGCCGGTGATCAGACGGGAACAGAGATATGGGTGTGCAGATATTATAATTATTCGAGAGGATGGAATTATGTACTACGTTATACTGCCGGTGGAAATTCGGGTAGCAGTGGAGGACAGGAACCAATACAACCGCCATCCGGAGTTTCGCTTGTACAGTGGATTCCTGGATAGAAAGGAGAATATATATGGCAATTCAAATGCGTAGGGGGCAATTAAAAGATTTTGATGCAAACAAGATGCTCCCCGGAGAATTTGCAGTTACTATAGACGAAGCGCCCGAAAACCAAAAAGTATTTATCTGTTTTTCGGCCGGAACATTTAAGACGTTGGCTACAAGAGAAGATTTTGAAGCTGATTTAAAAAGCATACAGCAAGCCATAGAAGATGCGAATAATGCATCGAAAAAGGCACAAGATGCTATAGATAAAGCTAATCAAATTGTGGCCGGGAAAGTCGGTATCGACGACACGCAGACCAGTACGTCAACTGTATATTCTTCACAGAAAAGTGATGAAATATATGTAAAGAAAACAGAGTATGATAATCTTGTGAAAAAAGTAGAGACACTGGTAGATGATTTGTCGGACGCAATAGTAAGTAGGTGATAAAATGGCAGATGTATATATAGAAGAATTAAATAAAGCGAATAGCCTTTCGGATGACGATACTGTCTTACTCCACACCAAAACCGAAGATTTACAACTAACTATCGGAATGCTGAAAACTTTAATGACAGTAGAACAAGCCATAAAGCTTGCTACTCCGTTTTTGGTATCTATAACAGGAGATGCGACCGGGAATGGAACTACAGATGGTAGAGAGACGCTTACGATTGAATTATCGAACATAAAAGCTTCAAGTTTGAAGAATAGCATTAAAATTAATGGAACGGCATTTGACGGAACAGAGGGAATCACTACAGTGCGATGGGGAGCAGAAAGAACTGTAACGATCGGTGGATGTGAAAGGAAAGTAAACGGAGAAACAGATGTTAACTTTCCGGCAAATGAAGTTTTCTCCGGATCCGGACAACCTTATGTCCCGACAGCCGGAGGAAATATGACAGGTAACCTAAAAAGGGAAATAAATGAATCAATTTATAATTTGTTTGAAGCAACTACAGAAAGTGAAGAATCTGGCGTTTCAGTAAAATTAAAAGTTGGTGATATTAATGCAAATACTGTTATTCAAAGCCTTTCACAACCTTATTGGCATAATGGAGTAAATTTAAAAAAATTACTTACAGAAGACGATATCTATGAACTTGAACGAAGAATTTCAGAACTTGAAAGCATGGCCACACAAACATTAGCAGTAGCAAAGGAGGATGATGCAAATGGCTAATGAAAATTTAAAAGCGCAGAAAATATACGGAAAATACATAAAAGATCTTCCACAAGTCACAGAAGTGAACGATACGGATGATATTATCATAGAAGATTCTACTCCAATAACAAGCAGAGCGAAGCTAGGAGTGCTGTTTGATTCCATTAAAAAAAGAATTGCATCTACTTGGATATTTACAGAACTAGACAACCAAACTATCGTGGAATATACTAGTAAGTTAAATAAAAAATATGCGAACAATGCCCGGTTCATTCCTTTCACGATGACTCCGACTGGAACTAATAACTCCAGTACATTTATAACCAACATTACAAAGATCAATTCGTTGTTTGGTGTAACTGATGCTAGTCCGCGAAATTCAGGAGCCGTCATCATGAATGGAGACGGAAATGCTGACTCTTTACATGCTGAGGGCGTAACTTGGCAAGGCGATAATCTATACGCTGTATTCAACAAGAATGTCAACGGACGCTTTCGAATTACAGGACTGCTCTACTATACACCAGCTAGTTTTATAACCTTATCTTAATAAATATGCACAACCTCCATATAAGAGTTTCCTGTGGTTGACGTAGCTCCAGATGTCGAGAATTTCTTAAGCTGTGGCGTGAGCACTGTTACAAATCGTAGGAACACTACGCGCCCCATGTTGATGTTCGCACTTAATCCATTATAGGAATAGCCAGCTTCAAACAGGACGTATGCATCATCTACTACTGTGGCACTTGCTACAACCTGTGCCTGTATGGATGCCGATGCACCGGAAGTAGTTGATCTTGTAGTATTTGTTATCAACCGCGGTTTTTTTAGACTCGATGTTTTGACAATATCGGAAAGATTCCATGCACTGCTCCATTTGCCGATCAGAATGCGCTTGCTGGAATTATGATCGATCTTGCCATTTAAATTCAGAAACTTTATTGGACAAATCATTATTTAACTCAGAAAAATACGGGGACGATATTTTTCTGAACTTTTTCCATAATTATAGTATCTTTACAGAAAGGAAATTAAGTAATTATGAAAAAAATGAGTGAAGAGACCATTTGCGAAGTAGTAAAAAGCTGTGCCTACGGCTACACGGTATACGAATTGGCAGAACACTACGGCATGGAAAAAGCAGATGCAGAAAAGTTTGTGAAAGATCATGCATCAGAGATTACGGAAACGAAAGAACACTTAAAACAGGAGGGATATATTGAATAGGATAGTCGATGTTTCTGAACATAACAGGAACATCGACTGGGCGAAAGTAAAAGCATCTGGCATTGTAGGTGCTATCATCAGATGCGGATATGGACAAGATCAGACAGGACAGGATGATAAAAAATGGCTGAGAAATGTATCTGAATGTGAACGTCTTGGCATCCCTTACGGTGTGTACCTGTATTCTTACGCAAAGACTACAGGTGCGGTACGTGGAGAAATCAACCACGCATTAAGACTTCTGAAAGGACATTCCCCGGCATGGCCTGTATATTTTGACAGCGAACAGCCGGGAACACAGGGCGTTGCAAAAGCCAATGCAAAAGCATTTTGTGACGCAATGGTGGCTCACGGCTATAAAGCCGGAATCTATGCGTCTACATCTTGGTATAAGAACTATATCGGTCAGACATGGGGATATTCTCTGTGGATTGCATCTTACGGATCTAAATCCGCCGGAGTAGACGGAATTGATATGTGGCAGTACACATCGAAAGGCTCTATTCCTGGAATCCCTGGAAATGTAGACGTGAACTATGTCTATAAGGACCTTGGCGGTACGGTAACTCCAGTACAGAAGCCGACCGCAACACCGACACCTAAACCGGTAGATGAATCTTGGAAAGGTGACAAGCGGTATTATCTTAACAATTCCCGTGTTGGGGAATGGCAGAAAGCCATGAACAAAGGGTTTGATACTAACGCACTGTCTGTTGATGACAAATTCGGTGTCGGCTCACAGAATTTTGCTAAAACGCATATCTTATGGTCCGGCCAGACACACAACTGTATCACGGCTATCAGATGGCTGAGACGCACACTCAGAGACGTATATGGCTTTACAAAGCTGTCTTACAATGAGGGATGGACGGATTATCTCGGAAAGTGCGTAGAAGTATTCCAGAGGAACAGAGGACTTACACCGGATAGAAAAGTAGGACTTATCACGACCTACTGGCTCTTATCCGGCGTTGTAAAATAATATAAGAGCATTATACTTTGCATACAATACTAAAAATCCCACTACTGATTACTTGCCAGTAGTGGGATTTTTTTCTTTTTCTATAAAATGATAGATTGGAAGCAGAATTCCGATATATCCTTTTTTGTACATGACATTCATTAGTGATTTCATTCCAATTACGCTTTCGATAGAGCTTTGAATGGAAATTACGTCATTTATCCTGGTCCCATGCATCGGTTTTAATTTTAGAACAACATATTGATTCGTGCATAATGAACCATCTATCATAACCATTAATCCAATTTCGCTATACACATGCAATATTTTATCAGAAACTTCTTTGATTTTTTTATCTGATACTATTTGACTTATGACAGAATCGTTTGTAAGATTATCAAATCGTTTTTCGTTATATTTTACGTTTCCTCCAGTGACATCGTCTGTATAATTTTGCTCTTTGTCCAGTTCACAATTTGCAACACACAGAGAAGCAAAAGCAGTAGAAAAATCCTTTATATGTTCATTATCCCGCTTCTCACTTGTGTTAATATGTTCAGATGGAATCTCTATATTATCTATCTTAATTTCTTTTTCTGAAACAGTTTTTCTTTCGACATCCAATTTGTTTAAGTCTTCGACAAGAGTTTTGCACTCATGTTCAAGAACAGCATTGGCACGATCGGTTAGAGATTTTTCTTTTGCAAGATGATATATACAATTATCAAATTGCAAAGTGTCAGTGTCTTTTTTCTTGTCTTCTTTTATCAAATATGAAAATAGATATGTTAACCCGCCAAAAATTGCTATGTTTATTATGAATAAGAATATAGTACCAATTATACCATTTTCTTTCACATACTTTGTCCAGTTTGCAAAAAAATTAATCGTCTGAAAGAGCGTTAATATTCCAAATAAAATTTCCGCCAATACAAGCAATGTAATTTTAAAACCAGGAGAATCATGTTGGCCAGAAGATTTCTCTAAATTCTTTTGAAAAGTATAGAGCTTTTTTCGCCTGTTTTTCTTCCTAAGTTCTTTCTTGCGCTTTTTAGCACGTTTCTTCTGCATTTTTCGGTTGTACGCAGTTCTTGTTACAGCACGTTTTATGTAATGATATTGGCTCGGACGCATTTCAACAGCTCCTTATTATCTTTTTAAGAAGTATATAGTATGCTATGATTATATTCTATTAAGTATTTTTCTTTTCTTTTCTTCGAATTCTTTCTTATTGATTGCTCCACAGTCAAGAAGTTCTTTTAATGCTTTTAGCTGATTTAGATCATTTGCAACTTCTGCGGTAGATTCTGGTTTTTCACTTATCTTTTTGTTTAGAAAATCCATAAATTCTTTATATCTTTTTTTGTAATCTTTTCCTATAACCGAAAGAAGTAAAGAATTTGGATCATTTTTAACCGTCTTCTTCCATCCTTTGTCCATCCATTTTATTTGCTTGGCCTGTTCTCCCGGAATTATAAATTGTATATATCCAGGCCCCCACCAAACACTTGGTTCCTTGCATGTTATACCGCTAATGTTTTGATAATAGAATTTTCTCCCTTGTTTTCGAGAATCTGTTACATACATAGGAATAATTTCTACATATTCATCACAAGCAACAAGTTTCCCGAAAAAGCTATCTAATTCCAAGACCTTTTTATTCTGCATATAAGTACCTCCGCATACATAGTATGCTATCTTCTTAATACCGCAATCACAACTCCAAACCTTACCCATTGTTCCATGTCTTCAAAACTATTTGGATCAACTTCTATGACATCACCGAAGCCGTTGATCGGGACTAACTTTATCTTACCTCTCTGCACATACCGCCTTATATACGCACGTCCTGTTTCTTTATGTATAATAATCACGGTATCACCGTTTCTTGGCACTCTTTTGGATATGCAGATGATATCACCCTTTACATATACAGGGAGCAAGTGGTTGCTCGTTATCTTTATGCCACAATGTAATGTCTCACCGTACTTTTTTATGTATTCCGGGCAGTATATCCGTTCTTCGTGTGAAGAATCCAATATCATACCGTCAGCCATCTCACCAGTGGGGCATAGAACATCCAACATGTTTTCGGGATCCGTTTCCAATACTTTCATAGAGATTTCATAATCCATCTTACCAAGAATATACGCACGTTGTCTGTCGGTCAATTGCCTGTACTTTCCCAATACCTCGTATTCCTTAGAAGAATACCCTAAGAGATCAGGGATAGATTTATGAGTTAGTTCCGACAACCTTAGTGCTAAGAAAACGTCAAGATTATTAGTCTTCCGTGAAACGATGTTTTTGTATGTAGACACAGACACACCCAGCATCTTAGAAAAGAGAACTTGCGTAAAATCAAGGCTTTTCCGCTCTTCTTCGATGTTATGTGCGAAGTTATCCAACATTTCATTTTTTGTTAGCATTATGTCACATCCTGTCGAAAAGGCTAATATCTTGGCTATTTTTCATCTTTTTTGTAAGAAAAATACGATATTTTAGCCAACATCTTGACTATGGTTTTAAGTTATAATTTATTTAAGTATTACAATGTATCATTATAAAACAAAAATGGCACTTGTCAAGCCATTGATAGGAGGTAATCTAATGGGAAAGGACGAAATGAACAGCAAGAGCAACAAAACATGGACTGATACTTATGAAAACGAAATCAAGCGGATGATAAAAGGAATCCGTGACCCACGCCTAATGCGTTACATCTATCTTGTGGTAAAAGATGCTATCAGCGAAAACATTGACAGATAGAAAACATATGTTCTATAATGTGGGTAATCGCTACTGGAATGACGTGTCGGTGTATTGGAGGGATTTATGTGGACGAAGAAAGAAATTGGTACATAGAAAGAATAACTAAGCTTATAAATCAATGCGATGATATAGAAGTGCTTAAAATCATACATCGCATCGTAGAAAAACTTATAGGATAATAAGAAAAGGACAAGGGTTTGCGCATTACCCTTGTCCTTTTCTTATTTCCTAGGAATAGAATCAATTATTTTTTCGAGAGTGTCCCATCCGTCATCATCCAACTTTGCCAAAGCTGAAATCAATTGTTTTTTGAAACTTTTTTCGTCTGCTGAAAGTATGTCAGATAATAAATCTGCAATTTGCTCATTCTTGGATTTCTCCAAAAACATTTCTGCATCTTCACCACGTAACCAATTTTCGTTTACATTAAAAATTCTGCAAATATCTTTTACAGTTCTGTCTGCAAGAGATCTATTCCCAGTTTCTACCAAAGAAATGTAATTCTTTGTCAAATTCACCTTTTTAGCAAATTCCTCTTGTGACATTTTCAGCTCTTTGCGCAGAAGTTTCAAACGATTTTCCATGTTATCACCTCCTTACAATTGTATAGTATCACATATGTCATACAAAGTCAAACTTTTTTACAAAATAAAGGTTGACAAGTATGACTGTGTATGGTATTATAATCACACAAAGTCAAACAGGGAGGTGATAGCAAAAATGATAACTGCATCGGTTATTTGCACGGTATACGGGATAACTGCATCGATTGTGGCATGTATCGTATTAAAACTTGAAAAACCGTTCTGGTTGTTCTTGAGAGTGCCATATTTGACTTGCAGTTCTCAGATGTCAATAAATCTGGCAATGGCATTACTTCTGTTTTACTACATTGGACAAGTCAATGCATAAAACATCAAAAAGTGATTTTGCCGTATTAATCTCTTGCTTTTGAATGCAGATATCTAACTCATTTATTTGCTTGTGTAACTTCTTCGGAACATACAGATAAAGCATTCCTTTGGCTTTATTGTATTGAGAAAGATTTACACGAGAACATAATTCAAGACAATTTCCAACAGATTCAATATAGGCTTCAATGACGGAAAATTTTTTATCGAGAGTAAAATCTAATTTTCGCATTTTGATTTGATGCCGATTGTTGGCGATTGTTGTTAGTGTTGGCAGAACAAGAGAACAAAGAGTTATCAAAAGAGCAAGATTTATCGTAAAGTCAAATTTCATTTTATTCCTCCTTTCCAAAGGAAAGTATAGCACAGAAAGGAAGTGAGTGCATGAGTGAGAAAGAGAAAAAGATAGTTGAGAAGCTTAGTAAGGCATTGCCGAATTTATCAGAATTTAAAAAAGGCTATCTTCTTGGAAGAATAGAGGGCCTGGCAGATGAAGCAGAAAAGAAGCCGGACACTCCGGCGAAAAAAAACTAATGGATGCCGGAACCATAACAATTGAATACAGGTAGGTGATAACAAAAAATGAAATTATTCAAGCCACGATGGGTTGTAAGAATTTGCATTCATAAGAATCCAGATAAAAGTGATATGGATAGTTTACAGCATCTAAAAGAGGGATATTTCTTTTACTGGAATGCAAGGAAAGAGAAGAAAAGACTTTTTGGTATCCCTGTAATTTCAGTTCAAATATGCCACATTCCATTTAGAAAAAGGCACCCATATTTTCCATTATGGCTTTCAATATTTGCTTTAATAGCCGGAATAATGAATACAGGGAGGTGACAACATGGAGCAGGACAAACTTTTAAAAGTAGATAAAACCATTGAAAAACTGTGTGACTTTTTGCAGAAAGAAACAGAACGTGTTGAATCTATTTATGAAAGTCAGGAATTGGCCGAAATGACAAAAGCTCTGGCTGAGCTGATGTCTGCCAGAGCAAAGTTTAATTAGTTTTCCTTTTCACTAAGGTCAACTAATTTGTTGTAGATTTCCTGCATGAATTCAGCAACACGTTCTCCACCGTCTTTATTCGTAGAAGTGTTGGAGTTTGAAAGCTTGGCTACAGTAATCTCAACTGTTTTATTGATTAAATCTTGATTTCTGGTCATAAAATACTCCTTTCTAGATTACTCGGCATGGCAGTGCCTGTATAAACAGTATAGGAGAATCCAGAAGAAAAGACAACATGCAATGGAAGAGCCAAGAGGTGAAAGGCTATGGAGCTGAAATGTTAAGCACTGAATGTAACTGAGATGGAAATGAATGGCAGAGACTAGAAAAGAAATGATATGGCTTTGTGTCGCTTAGAACGGATTCGAGATGTATCAGATCAGCATGAACAGACACGAAAAGATAAGGAATTGAAGAGAGAAGCTCTGAAACGGAATAGCGAAGCGTAGAAAAGCTATGAAATGGAGAGGCTCAGCCTGGAGAGGCGGGGCGTAGCAACGAAATGGAAAAGCATGGAACATCACAGAACAGAAACGGAAACGAATAGCGTAGAGTAGTAGAGTAACCAAAACAAATTGAAAAGGAGAAAACAGTATCATGAAAGAACTAAAAGTAAGAATCACGTTCACTGAGGAAGTGTTAGGTTCTCAGTGTGCGGATAAGGAGATTCACCGGACTTATATTGCATCCAAAGCACCGGACGCACCGTCACGTGAGGACGAAGTAGCAACACTGGGTGTAGATGCAGTAGAAGAGAAATCAATGACGATTTTCCACAAATACGAAGACGGAAAACCGTTCGTATATGACTACCAGATAAAAGGAATGTTCAAAGATTCATGCGGAATGCTCCGCAAGGTTAAAGGTAGTGAATCATCAAAAATCAAAGCGTACAAAAAGGAGATTGACGGTCTTATTTTTGTGAAAGAGCGCAAAATTCCACTGATTTTTGACGGGGATATGGGAACGTGTCAGAGACCGCTTCGGGCAAACACACCACAGGGAGAAAGAATATCCCTTGCATGTTCAGAGACCGTTCCGGTTGGCACAACAATGGAATTTACTGTTCAGTGCATGTTAGACAGTCATGTAAAACTCATAAAAGAATGGCTTGACTACGGAGAATTGAGAGGTTTTTCACAGTGGCGAAACTCCGGCAAAGGACGCTATGTTTGGGACGAACTGGACAAAAACGGGAACATCATTGGCGGTAATAACGTACATAAAAAGGTGAAAAAAACAGGTACGAAAGGCAGTAAAAAAGCTTAAAAATATTTATTTTTCAATGTATTCAAATTGTTGGAAAGGTAAATGCGAAAATGGTAGTTGATTTTTGGTCAAATCGCAAGCCACTTAGCAAGCCACAACCATTGAAAAATAAGGGGAAAACGGCAACTGGTCGCAAGCCAAATGACACTCAGATAACAATCAATTGACAAGCCAAAATTAAAGAAATTTTCAAAAAATCGAAAATTTTGACAAGCCAGTTGACAAGCAAATGACAAGCTAAAACCCTTGAAAAATAAGGCAAAACTGCTTGTCAAGTGAAAACGGTTAGCAAGCCACATAACAATCAATTAACAATCAATTCGCAAGCCAGTTGACAACAATAGAAGAATATAAAGAAGAATAAGAATAAAAAGAATATAGATATATGTCAGACACAATCGGTCTGACGATAAAAAGGGCGTAAAAAGTGCCCCGCTGGTACTGGCATACCAGACAGGGCGGTGTACCGCTAAAGAACACTTAGCGAATACAGGTTTATTATAACACATTCTCCTGTAATTCGCAAATCTGAGGAACAGGAGGAAAAACACGTATGACAATGGCAACAGAGATCATCCGCAAGTTGAAAAGAAAACTAATCTTTTGGCGTTGCTTATGGTTTGTCACATTCATTGCAATGCTGATACTTATGATCGGGTAGGAGGTAGAGAGCATGGAAGACAAGCTTAACTACTACAGGATAGCACTTGTGATAACGCTATACGCATTGGCGGTTATGATAGCCGGATGTGTATAAAAAAAGAGTGCCGATGGATAAAATCCAGTCAGGCACTCAGAAAAACATTCAAGAAAATTATAACACATGAAAGGAGATTTGAACATGGGAGAAGAGAAAAAAGAAAACGATACAAGGGCAATGCTACAGGAGTATATAGAACTTGGTAAAAAACTGAACACGGAAAAAGTGATGGAATCATACGCTTATATGCATGGGCAGTTAGAAACTTTAAGGAGATATGTAATGAGCCATGAATACATAGACAGCAAAGATATAATCGCAATGATGGGGTGGGATGAAGATGGAGAGCATTAAAGGCTATGACCATTGGAAGACCATACCGCCGGAGCAGGAACCAGTAACTTACTGTAGCTCATGCGGTGTGCCGATGTATGAGGGTGAATATCTATACACGGTAGACGATGAGAAACTATGCGAAGATTGCTTGAATGACATGTATAGGAGGATGTTATAAATGGCACTTAAAAGCTACGAGGAATTAGTGAAAGTCGATGTAAGCCAGTATTGCGAAAAGCGAGATGGATTCACGTATTTGAACTGGGCGAAATGTATTGAACTGCTGAGACAGAATGGTGCTACCGAGGTGTATTGGGAGCCAATTCCTGATCCACAAACCGGAAGCAGCCTTAGAAAAACAGACATCGAGTTTAAGGACAAGAACAATAATACAAATCGTTGTTATGAAACACGAATAAAAGTTGTGATTGACGATAAAGAGTATGAGATGCAGACGCCAGTAATGAACGGCGCAAATCCAGTAAAGGACAACTCCATGAGCCAACAGAGAGTATGGAACAGCATGTGCAGAGCGTTTGTGAAGTGCGTGGCTATTCATACTGGACTTGGATTTAACTTATGGTTGAAAGAAGAATACAACAAACTGGAAGCACAGATTCCTGGAACTGGAGAGAATCTTGCATCAGAAGCAAAAAAGAAAACGCTTAAAACGCAGTGTACGGCACACGGCATTGATTTAGAAGCTTGGGTATGCGGAAATGGAAAGACGGTGGACACACTTACAGAAACAGAATGCGCAATGATGCTGAATGCGATTAAGAAAAAGTATGGTGATGATTAATGGACTATACAGGGACTTTTGATAGCTTAGCGGTGGATTTTGCCACCAATAAGCAAAAATCCAGTCTGACGCTAAATGAAGACGCAAGACAGGCATTTGAGAACCTTAGAGGTAAGCAGATTGCAATAACGATTAAGGCATACAAGAAAAAAAGAAGTCTCGATGCAAACTCTTACTTTCATGTACTGGTTGGAAAGATTGCAGATGTGACCGGGAACGGCAAGGTGTACATAAAGAATAAGCTAATAGCGGAATACGGACAGTACGAAAGCATTAACGGTGCATTAGTTCCACTCCCCTTGGACGATGATATAGACGCATACAATGTGGAATTTGTTCATCTGCAACCTACATCGAGGACAACCACCAATCAGAAAGGAAAAGTATTCCGTGTGAATCTGGTAATGCGAGGGTCACATACTTATGATACCGATGAAATGTCAAAACTAATTGACGGGACTGTGTACGAAGCGAAAGAACTTGGAATAGAGACCATGACACCGAACCAGATAAGCGAAATGAAAGAAAGATGGGGTGTGAAGATTGGCGAAAAGACTTAAAAGTGTATTCACTGACGATATGGAGCACTGCTACTTTACGGGAAGTCCAAACTGTCACAGACACCACATTTTCTATGGTCCGTACAGAAAAAAATCGGAAGAATACGGATTTGTGATACCGATAGCACCACATTTACACGAATTTACGCCAGAGAGCGTACACGGGAACCCGAACAAGGGATTGGACTTAAAACTTAAGCAGATGGCACAGAGATATTTTGAGGAACACTGCGGAACAAGAGAAGAGTTCATACAGGTGTTCGGAAAGAACAGGTTGTAACTAATTAACATAGATTCATGTGGCACAGGAACTATTAACAGATCTAACGCATATCATCTCACCCATTCGATATGCACAGCACAAGATATTGTATCACAGCCGGAGAAGCCACACTCCGGCAGAAAGGAGAAAAGCGTTGGGAAAGAATAGAGAGACGGCAGAAAGCTATTTTAACCGAATACCGGATGGACATAGAAACGCAATACAACGTCCGTACAACATGAATGTTGATAGAATCTTTCGAAGAATGATAGAGCATGCGAATAACAATGGTGACTGTATTGTGAATATTGGAGATGGTGTATTTAGACCGATTCCGGGTGATCCGGTAGATGAAAAAGCATTCCATGAATACATTGGGAAAGAATTACATAGAGCCAGAGCAATCCAGTATAAACGGCTCTGCATGAAGCAGACGTTTGAGAGTTGGAAAAAGATAGGTAGGGATTACAATGCATTACATTTTGATGGTGAAAGGCAAGCTGAATAACATGAATGATTATATCCGTGCACTGAATACCAATAGGTATAAAGGAGCGGATATGAAGAAAGATAATGAATCCCGTGTGATGCAAGCTATATATGAGCAATTCGGAAGATTGCGAATAACAAGAAAGGTACGGATGCACTACCGATGGTATGAGCCGGATAAGAGACGTGACTTGGATAATGTAAGCGCATTTGGGCGAAAGTGCATCCAAGACGCATTAGTAGATACCAAAGTCTTGCAGGACGATGGATGGAAAAACATAGTGGGATTCACGGATGAATTCTATGTTGATAAGAAAAATCCGAGAATTGAGGTGGATATTGAAGAGGTGTGAGCGAGAATTACATAAAACTTAGTAGAAAAATACTGGAATGGGACTGGTATCCGGATATAAAGACGTGTCGGTTATTCTTACACATGTTGTTAAAAGCCAACTGGAAAGATGCAAGTTTCCGAGGAGAAGAGATCAAAAGGGGATCATTTGTCTCTTCGACATCCGTTCTTTCGAAAGAAACAGGGCTGTCTGAGAGCGAACTGAGGACAGCACTTTCACATTTGAGAAAAACAGGTGAGATTACATGTAAAACCACAAACCGATATACCGTATACACGGTGAATAACTATGCAAGATACCAGACCGAACAGAAGAATGAAAAAAAAGATAAGCCGACCAGACAGGAAGAAAAGTCGGAGAAAGACGATGGATCCATTGAAGCTGTCATAAAAGCCTGGAACGATTTGGAAAGATACGGGATAAAACCTGTAAAGAAGATAGAAAAGACTTCCAAGAGATATCAGAATTTGCAAGCAAGGTTAGAAAGCAACGGATTGGATGATGTCTTGAAAGCAGTGGACAATGTGAAGAAAAGCAAGTACTTACAAGGAAAAGTGAAAAACTGGAAGATAACATTCGACTGGTTTGTACTCCCGAACAACTTCACAAAAGTGTCTGAGGGACAGTACGAGGATAGCGGACAAGAGAAAAAAGGATTCAATAATTTCGATGGCCGGAACTATGACATGAATGATCTGGCTAGAAAACTTATTACATAGGAGGAAAAACATGGAAAAACCGGATGGATGCACTTATCCAAACTGTTTTATCTGTCCTTTGGCAGACTGTAGTTGGGCGAGTGCTAAAGCGGAATTACCTGGAGAAACAAAGAAAAAGCGGAGAATAGTAAGACGTAGCAAAAAGAACGCTGTTCGGATGTGACTTTGTGACAAGACAGGAACAGGCTATTGAGGAGTTTAAACGGAAATCACATTATGCGGATCCGTATGAATATTGGAAAAAGAAACAGGAGGAAAGTAAAAATGAGAAAAAGTAATGTATTGGAATTAGCTAAGAAATTAGTAGCAGCTATCGAGAAAGAAGACCAGACAAACAAAGTGATGCTGAAAGATATCCCGGTTGGTGGGAAGTTTGATACTGGAATTGGACGATTTATTGTGCTGGAACAGAAAGAAGATTCCACTGCAGTTATTACAGAAGACTTATATCGTGAAGATGTGAAATTTGATGATGATTGTACGGAATACAGGAAATCATCATTAAGAGAACTGTGCGAGTGCGAAATTCTCAATGAGTTTTCTGATGAATTCGGAGAAGAAAATATTTGTACAAATGAAGCCGGATTAGTAACAGTTGATGGACAGGAAGTATTTGGAAAACTCTTGACCAAAGTAAGACCTCTGACATTTGACGAAGCACGTGAATACAATGATCTGCTTGTAAACAAAGACCTACCGGATTGGTACTGGACTTGCACATCTTGGAGCACGAAAGAAAGAGGATGGGAGTATTCAGTAGCGGTTGTTTCTCCGTCCGGTGGCATCGGCGGCGATAGCTGCAACGGCAGTGGCGGGGTGCGCCCAGTTTGTATCTTAAAATCTAATATCTTTGTATCCAAAGTTGAGGAGGAATAAATCATGATGACATTAAAAGAATTTGGAGAAAATCTGAAAAAGCTCAATGAAGCCTATGAGCAGTTAAAAGAGAAATACCAGAAACCGGAAATTGGAAAGACAATTGAAGTTGCCGGAATTAAATGGCTGGTGCTGGACAAGCTTGAAAAAGGATACTTGGTAATTTCGGATGAATTTTATGGGAAAAGTAGAGAATTTGATACAGACTGCAACAATTGGGATTCCAGCGATTTGAGACAGGAACTTAATACGGAACTCCGTAGAAAGATTGAAGAAGCAGTTGGAGAAGGAGGACTTCTCAAATTCACACGTGACTTATTATCTATGGACGGTCAGACAGAGTATGGTTCGTGCGAAGACTATGTATCGCTTATTTCGGTGGATGAATATCGTAAATATCGAAAGTTGCTGCCGAATACAGGTGAATGGTGGTGGACACTTACGCCAGATAGCACAAAATGCAATGATGATACAAGTTATATTCGGGTTGTTTCTCCGTCCGGTGACTTCTGCAACCGTAGCTGCGACTACAGTAACGGGGTGCGCCCGGTTTGTATCTTTTCCTCTTCAATCTTTGAATCTTATGAGGAAGATGATGATTAATGGCAGAAAATGAGCTGAAAGTAATTCAAAAGGCGAAAGAACTGGCCACTCATACATTGAAAGTAACCAGCAATGCCAACCGATATCCAAAGAAATATAGATTTTCGCTTGTTGATAAAATGCAGAATAAGTCAATGGAAATCTACGAAATGCTCTTTGAAGTAAATAGAACGGATATCAAGAATTATAAAAGAGATCGACTTGAAATGCAGACGAAAGCAATTACATATTGCGATGAACTACTTTTCTACATAGAGATGTCCTATGAGTTAAATATCATCAGTGAAAAGAGCGTGGAATATTGGTCAAAGTTGGTATCTGATGTAAAACACATGGCTATTGCATGGAGAACCAAAGACCGGCAAAGATAAATGCACTTTAGGTTCGTTTCCGTTAAGCGGTTGTTTCTCCGTCCGGTAACATCAACAACAATAACTACAACAACAGTAACGGGGTGCGCCCATTCTGTATAACAGGGAGTCAGAGTAGGCATCAAGCCGAAATCGGGAAAGATACAAAAAGGAAACGGACCGTCCTCATAGAGGTAAATATAAAGGAGTACCAATGGATAAAGAAATTGTCACGGATTATGGGAATCTGTATTACGCTTATCGAAAAGCTAAGTCTGGCAAGAAATTTAATAGCAGCACTGCAAGATTTTCTAATGTCGCTTTAGACGGAATCAATATCCTAAAAGAGCAGTTAGATAATCAGACATATACAGTTGCTCCGTATAACCGGTTCGAAATATATGAGCCGAAACAAAGAGTAATTGAATCATGTTCATTTAAAGATAAGGTAGTGCAACACATACTCTGTGACAACATTCTGCATCCAAAATTGAAGAATGTATTTATAAAATACAATTCTGCCGGACAAATAGGAAAAGGAACACTGTATGCATTAGATGGATTAAGGAACCACATGGAATCATTCTATCAGAGACATGGAATAGACGGATGGATATTGAAATGCGATATAAGACATTTCTTTTACGAAATTGATCATGAAATACTGAAAGACATTGTAGATTATTTCTTCCAAGATTCGTACACAACATGGCTGAATCATACACTGATTGATAGTAGCGAGAATCCTGGCTTGCCACTCGGTAATCAAGCCGGACAGGTATATGCCTTGCTTATGGTCCATGCAGTAGATTGTATGGAAACCGGCGAGCTTGGAATTACTGAATATGGAAGATATATGGATGATTTCTACTTGATTCATCAAGATAAGGAATATTTGAAATGGTGTTTGGAATGTATCAGAGAAATGCTAAAAACACTTGGACTTGAATTGAACGGAAAGACACAGATCATACCGTTTAGGAAAGGAATGCGATATTTAGGGTTCCATCATTATATGACGGCCGATGGGAAATATATTCGGAAACTAACCGGAGAGAACAAGCGGAAGAATAAGAAGAAATTTCGAAAACTTGTAAAAGATGTGAAAGCCGGGAAACTCACGGAAGAAAAATTCTACGAGAAATATAATTCATGGAAGAACCATGCATTGCATGGAAATTGTATCAAGTTGGTTCACAGTATGGATCTGTATATAGAGGAATTGATGAAAGAGGTGACATAGTGACACGACAGGAACAGGAGGATCAGGAGCAGGAACAATATCTTGCGGAGTGGTCTAAAAAACAGAAAGAGAAACAGGAAAAGAAGAAACGAAAGTTTTGGTTTAGGAGGGACAGAAAGTGAAATATAAGGTTGGAGATAAAGTAAAAGTAAGAAGTGACTTGAAATGCGAGGAGTATTATGGCGGTATTACATTCACTTTTGAAATGAATAGATTTAAAGGAATGGAATTTACAATCGCAAGAGTTAATTATGGTGGATATTATGAAGTACTTGAAACACCATATAATTTCACAGAAGAAATGCTTGAACCAGTAAAAGAAATGAGTGCGGAAGAAGCAATTAGAATTCAAAATGAAATGTGCAGAAGTATCATGTGCAAAGACTGTGCAATTGAAAAGCTTAGATGTGACTCATGGTGCGGATGCACTGAATATTGTTCAAAGAATCCCGACAAGGTGCTTGAAGTTCTTAAACAGTGGAAGAAAGACCATGAGAAAAAGCCGATTGAGACGGAATTTATATGGTATCTATTGGTAGTAGAAGAAAAAACACATATCGTGAAGTATGAAAAACCATTAAAGATTGAACGTGAAAGAACAACGGATGAACAAAAAGAAGAACTTCTTAGAGAATGGTGCTCTGAACACGATGGGAAATATTATGTAACAACTGAGCGCAGATGCGTAGTAAAGGAGTAACAATGAACACAGGAGAAAAGATAGATTACATGATTCAGTGCTTACAGGTAGCGAAAGCAGAGTATGAATACGAAGCTGAACATTATGCACATGAATGTGCTGAGGACTATGACTGGCTGAATAAGCATCATATCACGAACAAAGCACTGATAAGAGAAAATCTAAGGAATGTGGCAAGGATGGGATTCAAGGTAGCAAACGAGGTGAAATGATGGATGGACTAATTGTAAAAAAGAGATGGTTAAATCTTATCCTTAGTGGGAAGAAAACTATTGAAATAAGAGGTAGTAATACAAAGAAAATAGGACAGCCGATCTATTTACTGGAAAGTGGGACAAACCTTGTGAAAGGCACATGTATTATAGACTCTACATATCCAATATCCTGTTCTGATTGGTCTGAGGAAAGAGAAAAACACTGTGTTGACATATCTTATTCAGAGTTGAAGAAAAGGTATAAAAGACCTCATGCGTGGGTACTGAGAAATGTGAAACTGACGGAAGAAGAATGGAAGTACGAACATCCAAAGGGTGCGATTATATGGGTAAAAGATGTAATGCCGGCATATGAACTGCAAACTGGATATATAGACGTAATTCTTAGAAACAATATGTAATTTACAGAAAGGAGTGTGGAGCTCCGGCCGGGCAAAGATATATCGGCTCCTTTCGAGAAGAATGAACCTAAGTAATTATGAATGCTTCGGACAAATGTCTATAGAGGATTATCTCGAGCAAAACGAACCGGAGTATGTAGAACGAATGCTTAATCCTGGACAAGTTGTATATGAGACGTGCAAAGGAGAAGTAAAAGAACATACAGTATTGGATGAAAAATGGTACATAGAACATTTAGAGACTTACGGAAATCGTACCAAAGTAGATGGTCATTACGGTATTGTATTTAACAGTGAAATAGATGTGAAAGTGTTTTCGGAAAGAAAGCAGGCAGAAGAACTTTCCGAAAAATATTTGCAATCACATGACGTGATACGATCGGAAGATATGCATCCGATAAAAATAGTAGCATATTCTTTCTACGATGAACTTCTTGAACGTAACAGCATAGCTTTTTACAGCGAACTTGATAACGGAATGTTATACGTAAAAGGATTTAAAACATATGAACATCTTGTGTTGGAAAAGCATAAAAAGAAAGCAATCAAACAGTTCATGGAACAACAGGAGTTCCACTACAACAATCAGCAATTGACCAAATACAATCCTAAATTTAAGAACATGTATCGTATACATATGAAATATGATTGGGACTATGCAGAAGCCGGACATAGTTATGCAGTAGGGTAGGTGATTGAGTGAAGAAGAAAGAAAATACGAATGCAACAATTGGAGTTGAGGATGAATGGCTTGAAAACATTTTTGATAGAAAACTCATACTTCCTAACAACAAAAAAGATAGCGAGATTATAAAAGAATTTGCGGAAGAAAATTTAACAAGAAAGGAATAACACTTATCCTAGTGAAACTAGGTTGCTGCTGAATCAGAATCGGTAGCGTAAAGTTTGATAAATGCTAGATTGGAACGGCTAGGTTCTCCCGTGTAGTGCGGAACAGACTAATGGTCAGAGGTGATAACTCCCAAGCCTATAGAGCAGATTGTAGAATTGCCATACACAGATAACGTGTAGTATGGCGTGTGGATTTAGTAGACAAAAGTATAAAGAGATTGGTAACTGCAAGTGAAATGTCACTGCATCATTACGGTAAGCCACTTGTGTGTGAGTATTCAGGCGGTAAGGATTCAGATGTGCAACTTCGGTTGTTTGAGATGGCGAAAATACCTTATGAGGTACATAACAGTCACACAACAGTGGATGCGCCCGAAACCGTATATCATATACGGGATGTGTTTCGGCAACAGGAATTAAAAGGCGTGAAGTGTACCATTGATTATCACGTACAGCCGGATGGACGCAGGCTGACAATGTGGAATCCGATTCCAAGAAAACTGATGCCACCTACAAGACAAGTCCGGTATTGTTGTTCTGATTTTAAAGAGGGTGGCAATGAAAATCGGATGATCGCAACAGGTGTAAGATGGGCTGAAAGTATGAAACGAAGCCGTAGAAGTCCATTTGAAGTATTGAAAGCAAGTGCTGATAAAAGCATAGGCGTATCAGATGAAATGATGCTCCTAACGGATAACTATGATACCAGAAAGTTATTTGAAAGTTGCGAGATGAAAGCAAAGACTGTAGTGAATCCGATCATCGACTGGAAAGATGAAGATGTATGGAATTTTATTCACGGAGAAAAGGTTCCTGTATGCGAATTGTATGGATGTGGATACGAAAGATTAGGATGTTTAGGGTGTCCACTTGCGAGAAGAGCACAGAGAGAACGTGAGATGCATGATTATCCAAAGTACAAACAAGCTTACATCCATGCTTTTGACCGAATGTTGGAAATGCGAAGATTGAAAGGGAAGAAAACACAGTGGACATGCGGTGAGGAAGTATATCACTGGTGGATGCAGGACACAAATGTTTTCGGACAGATGCAGTTATCGGATTTTATGGAGGTATAAAGATTGCACATTGAATTAAAAGAGATAGACAAAGACACATTAAAAGTCGGGGATTGGGTTGGAGTTGCGAGAGTGGTGAGCTGTGGATGGGGTTCTACATTCCGGCATCAGTTAATTACTCCGGCAAAAGTTACAAGAATTACTCCAAAACGGACAAAATTCTTTACGGATAAATTCGGAGAACATGACAAAAAGGAAATTTTTTATGAGCTTGATGGTGATGCCGGAAACGAAAATTATTTAGCTAAATCATTCAAGTGTTTATCTGACGGAATATATAAGATGGAGGAATTGAAAAGAACTGATCGTTTAAGGGAAATCAGTGATGAAGATTTGCCGGAAGTAGCGGAACACATGAAAGCAATTACAGAGGTTTTGAAGAAGTACAAGGAGTAGCAATGTTTGAAGAATTATATAAATTCATATTCAGATTGCATTACGGGATAAAGTTCATACCGGAAAAGGATTTTGACGAGCTTTTATCTCGGTGCGACTGGGAGCAAAAGATGTATGCATTGTGCTTTAGATATTGGTAAACGTGGAGAAAAATCATGAGAGCACCTTGACAATTGAATATTGATGGTTGGAGTGGTATAATTCCTGTATTGAACATATCGAAAAAAGGAAAAAAGCATGGATAAATTGATTGAATTTTTAACAACAAAAGTCGGCTATGTGTTGACAGTTATATTGGGATTCATTGCGCCAGGGAATGTTTTGATTTTTGTATGGAATAGGAATATGTATCTGAAAATTGATATTATAAAATTATTGATTTTATCATTTTCTATTTCATTTGTTGCGTTGATTCCTAATTTAATAGTTGTTTTTACTATGAATTTTATTAAGGGTGTAAATAAAAGACCGGATAACAAGGAAGAAGCAAAATTCGATATATTATATAGCATTGGATTATCGGTTGTGCTTGTTGTAATTGAAATGATTTTTGTTATATTCATGGCAATATGTACGAAGAATTTTCAAATTAAGACTTATGTTATGTATGCAGGGATAACAATAACGGGAATAATAATTATATGCAGTGCTGTTATATTACTAAAACAGTTAATAAAGAGAATAAGAAAATAAAATGTTTACCAACCATCAGTATTCGGTGGTTGGTATTTTTTTGCCCATTTTTAAGGAGAAGAGGGATAAATTGAATGACACTAAAAGAATTTCTTGAAAATTATTATTACGGTAAAAACGTAAGAATATATGTTGATTGCAGAGCAATAGCTACAGGTACAACAAGGCAAGTTCTCGAACATATTAAAAAAGAACAGTTAGATAAGCCGATAAAAATGGTGGCACCTGTGAACTATGAAATGGTGGATATAGCAATATAGGGGCAGTAGAGAAAGGAACGAATTATGAAATTAGTATGTTACATAGTATGCATGATTATGGTATGCATGGTGATAGTACTTGCAACAAATGAAACAAAAATCGTAAAGAAAGAAGCATATCTGGACGGATATAAGAAAGCATTGAAAGACTGCGATAAACTCCCAACAAGGCCTATCATCTTGGACGAATCTACGGGAGATATTGATTTTAAATGCTCATGTTGCGGACATGAATATATAGTGCCGGAAGAACACAAACCGAAATACTGTAGTGAATGCGGAAGATATATTGATTGGTATGATAAAGTCTATGAGATGTAAATTAGAACGCCCGGATTATGTAAAGGAGGATAAAAATGAATAGAAAAGAAATTACACTTTTCCTGTCGCATACCCTTGAACGCACCAAACTAAACGTTTTTGGAAAACATTATGCAAAAGAAGTGAGTATTGACCCGTGGACATCCAAGGCAAAACGCGTGGATTATATGCAGTTTTCACCCGGAGATCAAATGTCTATATCCGGGGTGGAAAAAGGAATATTTACTTGTTACGAAATTAAAAGCTGCAAGGAAGATGTTTATAGTGGTAATGGACTGAATTTCTATGGAGAAAAGAACTATATAGTAACTACGATGGAGTGCTACAAAGACTTGATACCAGATTTGCAAAACGGTAAGTTTGATGAACACTTACACCAATGCAACCCGGAATCATCTAAATATTGGGGAATTATGGTAGCTGTCCCGTACATGAAAGAGCCAGAAGATGAATTCCAAAATCCAACGCCGATAGATGATACAAATATGATGGGATGGGAATTAAAGGTAGTAAAGCCTTGCAGAATGGGACTAAGGAAAAGATCTATGACAGAATTACTATTCTGTATGTTAAGGAGTGGAAGATAATGAGAATAATTAGTCAAGATGGATGCTACGATATCCCTTATGAATCAATAATACTTCAAAGACTTGGAACATCTATATTTGGTGTGACAACGGGATTGCAGGAATCAATTACAATCGCGCGATATCGCAAAGAAGCGAAAGCTGAAAAGGCTATGGAGATGTGCAGAAAAAAATATGCGGATGGCGAATTCAACCGAAGCGTGTTATGTGGAATGGAACCGCAAATCGAAATGCTGAAAGACAATGTCGCAGAAGATTACAAGAATAGCTTTTGTGATAAATTTACATTCCGGTTTCCAGCAGATGAAGAGGTGGAATAAATGTACTGGGTAGACAGAAGCACTGGCGAGATCGTATCTGAAAGAGACAAAAATAAACCTCTATGGGCATATTATGAATACCTAAGAGATTATGGGAACGGAGTTATTATAGAGAGTTACATAATAGGAGAGAACCCGTTCTGCCGGATAGATTTTGCATATTGTGTCGGCGATAAGTATGTAAACCTAAAAAGAGATTGCCATTTCAAAAATCACGGCGTGGATAGAAACAATGTTAGATTGTGCGCCATAATCGTTCCAGCTAAAGAATATGACGAAAAGATAAAAGAGCTGAGCGAGAAAGGAGAATAGCATGGATAATACATATGCATCAGTGGAAGATAAAGAACAGGAAAAGATAAAGGTAGAGAGCATTGATACCATAGTGACTATACACGGAGACAAGCCATATTACGAAAATAAGTATAGAGAAGTGGGTGATAAATGCTATCACATTGGGTATAGCTCTTATTATTTGGACGTTGCTCTTGAATATAGAAAGAAATATTTTGAGGTAGTAGAAAGAGAAAGCGACTGGATTCCAGTAAGTGAGAGACTTCCGAAGAAGCCAAAGATTGACGGTGATTCCGATGGCTACATTGTGCAGACCAGACATGTTGCACAACCGTTTATCGGCTACTGGGATGGAAGAGAATGGACAGACGAAGAAGTTGATGTTGTGGACGAAGTAATAGCATGGATGCCGTTGCCAGAACCTTACAGAGAGGAAGAGTAATTATGAGACTGATTGATGCGGATAAGCTTATAAGAAGAATGAGAATTGATATGGACCGTATGAAATACCAATACAATCTTGATGTTATAGAAGGAATGAGACTTGCGATAGGATACATAGTTGGAAGACCGACAGCTTATGATCCAGATAAGGTTATCGAAAAGCTACAAGTACTATCCGATAAGGCAGATGATGATATAGCTGTCTGTGAAGAGGATACGTGCCAGTATTATGACGGATACGGAGATGGACTGGATAGAGCCATTGAAATTGTGAAAAGTGAATGGGAGTGAGATTGATGAAAGTTCATTTTGGGAAGAAACCTAAATATATTAGATTCGAAGGAAATGACATATTTGTAAGTTTTGATTTGGTATATTGGATTTATGGCGGAACACTTAACGAGGAAGAAAAAGAAGAGATTAAACACAAGTTGAAAGAGTGTGGAAGAGATGAAGAATAAAGAGAAGTTTGAAAAAGAGATCATGGAGGTTGCTTGTAGTGGAGATAGTATTGCAGTAACTAAAGGAAGTGAACGTATAGTAAAGTGCGGTAGTATTGCTTGCAGTGAATGCTTATTTGCACCTCCTAATTGTGTAAAGGAAATAAGAGAGTGGGTAGAGCAGGAGTACATTGAAAAGCCAGTGATTAGTAAGAGAGATAGAGCGTTTTTGGAGTATTTCAGAGAAGAGCGTAGATACATTGCAAGAGATAAAAATGGAAAGGTGTTTGTATATGAAACACAGCCAAGAAAAGGGGAAAAGTATTGGAATTGGATTGGTGATTGTTGTTTGAGTTTGAATCGACACTTCAATGTTGATTTTCCAATGGTCAAATGGTCAGATTTCGAACCGTGGCTTATCGAGGATCTGAAAAAACTGGAGGTAGTCGAGGAATATGAATAGAGAAAAAGCGTTAGAGGATGCACTTAATGATGAATGCGTTTGAAGAAAAAACAAAGGAAAATACGGTAAAAAGAAAGAAAAACTACTATTTGGTCAAAAGTGATGTATTAGGATATGCGAAAAGGAAGGGATTGATTAATGGCCGGAGTAAGAGACAAATATTTGAGAGGGGCACATAAAGACATCTACTACATAAGCGAAGAAGACGAAAAAAAGATGTTGAATGAGTGTCAGAGGATGCGTGGGAACGATCAGCTTGAATTACTGAAATGGTGCCAAAATGCGAATAATGACTTGTCTGGTATATTGTTCTTCTCACTTATAACAGGAATCGGATATGACTATATAAGCAAAAGATACTGGATACCGATTGCACGAAAAGACTTCCAGGGGTATCGGAGGAAAGTCTTAGATGAAATGTACAGGTGGATACTTTGGGGAGAACATGACGATGGGAAGATGGCTGAAAGGTTATTCGGAATAAAAAGGCATAAACATGGGAATACTACCGAAAAGGAGTGATGCGGATGGTAAGAATCTTTGTGAACGGAAAACAGGTGACAAAAGAAGAACTTTCGAATTATGAAATCCATAACAAGTCGGTAAAAAGGATTCTTTCAGAAAAGTTGACAAAAAATAAGTGATATTTTAGAATTGACCTTGATAGAATCTTGGTCAATTCTTTTTTTTAATTGAAAGGAGAATTGACATGAAAAAATTAAATGTAGGTTATATGAGAGTGTCTACAGAAGCACAGACCGAAAAGTATGGTCTTGATGTCCAAGAAGACAAGATAAAGGAACTTGCCAAGAAAAGGGGCGTGAAGATAGCCAGATGGTATGTTGACGGTGGATATTCCGGGAGCAATATCCAAAGACCAAACATACAGAAACTTCTGGAGGATGCAGAAGCCGGAGAAATCCAGGCAGTATACATCTATAAACTTGACAGAATGAGCCGTGATGTTGTAGATACTCTTACGCTTGTGAGTAAACTATTGCCAAAATACAATGTAGAGGTAGTATCAGCTACAGAGGATTTGCGGAATGAGACACCGATGGATCGTGTAATGCTTGGCGTTAATGCTGTCATGGGGCAGTATGAGCGTGAGGTTATCTATATGCGTACAAGAGCCGGGATGGTGGAACGTGTAAAGCGTGGACTGTGGATGGGTGGCGGTACAATACCTTACGGATATAGGTACGACAGGAACGATGGGATATTACATATCATCCCGGAAGAAGCGGAAAAGGTAAAAGCTATCTTCCAGATGTTCCGGGACGGATATTCGTGTGATAGGATTCAAAAAATTCTCGGGATGCATTCGGAGAAGCTCGTGTCTAACATCATTAGGCGAATAGCCTATGTAGGCAAAATACAATATAAAGGGAAAACATACCAAGGCTTGCATGAACCGATCATAGACGAAAAACTTTTTTACGAAGTACAGGAAGAGATAAAAAAGAGATCAACAAATGCTTATGTGAGCAACAAGTATATGCTTACTGGGTTGTGCTATTGTGGAAAATGCGGTACTAAAATGCGGATGCAGAAGTGGGGAAAGTACACCAAGATAGTATGTTACTCACAGTACAAGGGAAAAGAGCATATCTCTAAGACAGGGAACCCTTGCAAGAACAAAAAGGTGCGGGCAGATGTGGTAGAAAAAGAAGTAGAGGACTGTTTTAAACGATTCATCGTTAATGTCGAAGAAAAAGAGAATGAATCTGAAAGCACTCGGAAGATGATAGAAAAAGAGATATCACTAAGCGAAGCAAAACTGAAACGCCTATACACATTGTATGCAAGAGGCAACTCCGGCACTGATACACTTTTAGATGTCATCCAAGCAGAAGAAAAAACACTGAAAAACCTACGGGAAGAATTAAAGGCAGAAGACATCCGGGAGAAAGCCGGACGGGGAGAAAAAATAGAGAAAATAAAAGAGATGTCCAACGTGTGGGATACACTGACGGATTCCGAGAAAAACAAGGTGCTAAAAGAGTGTGTTGAAAAGGTAGTTATCACAGGAGATGACATAGACATACATTTTAGCATATATTAATAGGTACTTTCTCGTGTTCCAACCATCATCCCAACAGCGGTAGGAAGTGGAGAAAAGGAAGAAAAGACCAAGATTCTATTATATAATTAAGATAATAAAGATGAGAGCCGAAAATATAAATACATAGATTAAGAGAAAAAAGATTTTGAAAATAATTGAAATCTTTTATTTTTTTGCTTGGCTAGTAAACGATATAAAAAACTTATATACAGTCCAATTCTGTAAAAGTTGAAAAACAACATGTTTTATGGTAAAATATAAGTATCGAAAAAGCAATAAAACTAAATAATGGGGACAATGAAATAGCACTTCTGACGGTAAGATGTAATTATCGTGGGAGGTGCTATTTTTATGTATAAAGAAAATATGAATTATGAGAATCAGCAACGAATGATATTTGACATGGTAAATGAGTTTGGAATACCAGAGATACAACCTACAAAGTATGAAACGTGCGAGTTTATCGGATTCAACCAAGCTAAGACATGCAAGGACAGAGCCGGGAAAGGCGTGCATTTCTTTCTTGACGATTACCAATTTCAAAGATTATGGAACAGGCCAGATGCTTACATCAATATGCTTTCGCAGTTTCGATTTATCATGTCACCGGATTTCAGCACTTATACTGATTTTCCAAAAGCATTACAGATTTACAACCACTTTCGCAAACACTGGATAGGTGCATATATGCAGATGTACGGTATTGATGTGATACCTACAATTAGTTGGAGCGACAGAAAATCGTTTGAGTGGTGCTTTGACGGGGAGCCGGTAGGCGGTGCGGTAGCAATATCCAGTGTCGGAGTGATGAACAGCAAGGAGCGGAAAGCACTGTTCATTGACGGATATAATGAGATGCTGAGAAGATTGGAACCAGAGACAGTACTATTTTACGGACAGGTGCCGGAAGAATGTACAGGAAACATTATAAAGATTAAGTCGTTCGGAGAAGAACTGACGGAAAGGAAAAGAGGTAAATAAAATGGGGGGGGGCGTGGAAGCACCAGTAATATATCACGTTATACACCAAAACAAAAAGTCTTGGTTGATAGATTAAAGAGAATGGCAAAAGAATACGGGTATGAAGATGTAAAAATCACGACGGGTAAAGATGGTGCTGTGAATTATGAATTCTCAACAAGAAAAAGAGTATACGGAATACACGGTGGAAAGATGCAAAGTCCTGATAAAAACGATATTTACGAAAGAACAGAAAAGCAATCCGGGAAAATAATGCCGGATGGACTAAGGAAAAAGAACAAAACAGAAGTGACAGATAAATTAATTAAAAAAGGAAAGCGGTGATTAAATGGGTGGTAGAGGTAGCATAAGTGCTATGCATGATGCAAGCCGGACAACAACCACTTATGACCGGGCAAGGAAAAGAAGAATGAAGAATTTTGATGCATGGTTTAATGCCGGGAGGTAGATAGCATGGCAAATCTAAATAGCATTGCCAAGAAGCTACAGAAAGCAATACTACAAAAAGGATTAGTTATAAAGATGGGGACAAGCCAGTTTTATTCCGTAGAGCAAAATAGACTTATCACCATGTACATCCTATCTACTAGAGTGCTAGAGCGAAAGAAAAACGGGGAATGGAAATATTATGAATATGAAATTATCCGAACAGCATCACAGATAGAGATTGTAAATTGTTTAAATGATATATGGAGGGCGGTGAAAGAATGATGGAAAACTATACAGAGATACCAGTAGAATTAAACAAACCAGACTCACGTGATATGGAAGAAATGCAGAAGAAATTAATTGACATGATTACAAAGAATGAAAAGCTGAAAAAAAAGAATGAGTATCTGCAAAAAGAGGTAGAAGACGCAAAGACTGTCGGAGAACGGGCACTGTGCGAAGTACAGGAACTTATTGCAAAGAATAAGAGACTGGTAGAAGAACACAACAGACAGAACGGAACAATACAAGCACTCAACATTGCGCTGGATGTCATTACAGACAGATACAGTAACCTCAGAAAGAGACTGTGTGGAACAGGCAAGGGTGGTGAGTAGCATGAACGTACAGTTTTTAAGATGCCATTCTAATACTAAAAAATGTACTAGTGTCAACAATGAAGATAGCAGATCTGAAAAAACATGGGAATGTAGAGACGGAGACATATATATTGCACCGGCAGAGATACCAAGAGAGGGAACGGTTATACTTGCAAAAGTAGAGAGAGGAAAGAACAGAAAGTGGTCTGTTAGTAAAAAGGTAATAGAGATTAGCACAGATATGGTAAGAAAGTGTTTTAGCAAAGTAGATGAATACGTGGAAGAGGGTGGGTAGATGCAGAAAGGAAAAGAACTCACTCCGAAGCAGAAAGCATTTGCAGATGAATATCTGACTGATTTGAACGGGACAAGGGCGTATAAAGAAGTCTATAGAAATGTAAAAAATGATGCGACAGCAGCAGCAGCAGCTTCGAGATTGTTAAAAAACGTTAAAGCAAAAGCCTATATTGCTGAACGAATGAAAGAGATCCAGACCGAGAAGACAGCCGACCTTGAAGAAGTGATTCGATTCTTCTCTTCCGTCATGCGTGGAGAAGTAAAAGACCAGTTCGACCTCGACGCTACTATTTCCGATCGACTGTCTGCCGGACGTGAACTCATGCGTTGGTATGAGAAAGCCGATGGAGAAGAAAAAGAAACCGGTGGAATCACGATCATAAATAACATTCCGAAACCGGAGGGCGCAGATGGTGGAGATTAAGCTTACAGATGTGATAGCTCCGGCTTTTTACGGTGTACATTGGGATATCATAGATGGAAAGCATACGTATTATGATTTGTCTGGCGGTCGAGGTTCGACTAAATCGTCTTTTGTCGGTACAGAGATACCACTTGGAATGATGCAAGACGCAGTAAATGGCATACATTCAAATGCGGTGGTGTTCCGAAAAGTCGGGAATACACTAAGAGAATCGGTATTTGAACAAATCGCATGGGGAATAGATGCACTTGGAGCATCGGACGAATGGACATCAAGCCTAAGTCCTATGCAGTATGTGTACAAGCCAACAGGACAGAAGATAATCTTCCGTGGATTGGATAAGGCGAAAAAGACGAAATCCATAAAGATTAGCAAAGGATATTTTAAGTACCTATGGTTTGAGGAATTGGACGAATTTGCCGGAATGGAAGAGGTACGAATGACACAACAGTCTGTTCTCCGTGGTGGCGAAAAATTCGTTGTTTTCAAATCGTTCAATCCACCGATCAGCAACAGCAACTGGGCGAATAAGTATGTAGCAGAGCCGAGAACAGACAGCTTAAGACATAAGAGTGACTATAGATCTGTTCCGGTAGAATGGCTAGGGCAACAATTCATCGATGATGCTGAGTATCTGAAAAAAACCAACCCGAGAGCTTATGAACATGAATATCTTGGAATCCCTGTAGGACTTGGCACAAATATCTTTGAGCTATTGGAGATTAGAGAGATTACAGATGAAGAGATAAGTAGGATGCAATCTATCTACCAGGGCGAGGACTGGGGATGGTTCCCGGACCCAAAAGCATTTTTGCGTGTTTCTTATGTTCCGAACCAACAGAAAGTATACGCACTGGATGAATTGGGCGGTTGCAAAATAAGGAACAGCGAGATGGCACGACAGATCAAAGAAAAGGGATATGATGATTGCGCTATCTACTGTGGAGTGGATGAAGAAGAGAGTATTGTTGACTTCCGGGATGCAGGACTTCCGGCACGTAAAGCAATCGTGACACCGGGTAGCCGGAAGTATACGTTTGAGTGGTTACAATGCCGTACATTAGTGATTGATCCAAGACGGACACCAAGACTATACAAAGAAGTTATAGAGTATGAGCATGAGCGAGATGGAAATGGTGAAGTAATAGCAGATTATCCGGACGGGAATGACCACTGGATTGATGCATTGAGATATGCTACTAGTCCGATATCTATGAGACGCGGACAGAGTGCGTAGGAAAAGGTGAGTAGATGGGAATTATAGACAAGATAAAGGCGGTGTGGGATAAAATGTTTAGGGTAAACGATGCAAAAAAAATATTCGGAATAGAAACGGGGCGGTCATCTGATATGGATACTGCCCTGTCGAAGTATAAAGACATGCGATCTGGTATTCCGTATTGGTGTACCGGGAGGATAAAGCCAACAAGGTTTTCAAACGTGATTTGCCGTGAGATAGCAAACCTCACACTGTTCAATGCGGATATTCAGATTACAGGGAATGATGAACTGCAAAAGAGATTTGATAGCGTAATGAACACATTACAGGAGAAACAAGAGGAAAGCTGTGCGACCTGTGGAATGATGATCAAGAGCAATGGTGATGATGTGGAATTTTTGGATCCCGATTACTTTTTAATTACAGACACCAACACAGACGGGGATGCGTTAGCAGCTATCTTTTTCTCTTACCTTAAGAAAAACGACAAATACTACACAAAAGCAGAGTATCACAGATTTGAGGATGTCGGACTGGAACGTGTATACCATATATCCAGTAAGGCTTTTAAATCAGACAACAAAGATATGATCGGTACAGAGATCACGCTTGACAGGGTGGATGAGTGGAAAGACATTGAGCCGGAAGTGTACGTACATGGGTTAGAATATCCACTGTTCGTCTACTGGCGCAATCCTTACGCAAATGCAATTGACAAGGAATCCCCATTGACAGTCCCGGCATTTTCGGGGTGCATCGAGGAATTGAGATGGCTTGACATTGCATTAAACATGATGGGGGATGAAACAGAAGATAGTAGGCATATTACTTACGTACCGCAGACAGCTATTGAATACGCAAGCAAATATTCCATCGAATTGCCGAGATTTATCCAAGGTATCGAAATGGGAGCGAACGAAGATAGCATCAAAGAGCACGTTCCGACATTATTAGTAACTGAGCGTGTAGAGGGAATTAACTTTTTGCTATCCATCATCGGATACAAATGCGGATTTTCAAACGGATATTTCTCTTTCGACCAGAATCAAGGCATACAGACAGCAACACAGGTAGAATCTGACGATAGACGTACACTGCATACTATCCAGGCATTCCGAAACATTTTGGACGGAAAGAATCATGACGGAGTACTGCACAGAATCATCTATATCCTGTACGCAGTTGGCACAGCGAATGGAACTATCCCGGCAACGAACTACCAAACAGCATGCGATTTTGAAGACCTTGTATACAACTTAGAAGATGATCGTGCACGGTGGTGGAACTATGTGGTACAGGGCAAGGTTCCGGCATGGATGTATTTTGTGAAATTCGAGGGAATGACAGAACAAGAAGCAAAAGCAATGATTGAAGAAGCACAGGAACAGAATAAGCCGGACAGTGGATTGTACGAAGAATAGGAAAGAGGTGAACCAAAATGGAATATCTTATCATAGACCCATCAACAAGAAAAATTACAATCCCCAAAAGCGAACAACTTTTTGGAGTGTACGGAGAGGGCAATATAGAGAGAAAACATTTCAAATGTCCGAAAATCGTAGGAGATAATGTCGACTTGTCTGACTGCTACATTTTCGTAAATTACTATACTGCAAAAGGTTTGCCGGGGAAATATACCGTAAAAGATGTGAAAGTAGACGGGGAGAATATCACTTTTTCATGGGAACTAAAACAACACATCTTTGATGCAAACGAGGATACATCTATATATTTTGCGGTAGAAGCGAAAAACAAAGATAAAGTAGAAGTGTTCAGAACCAGTCCGGCTACCGGAAAGGCTAAAGAGACGATAGACACGGATACAGAGATTGAAGAGACTCACGCCGATGTCATTCTTGACCTTATATCCAGAGTAGACACATTGGAGAAAAAGCCTATTTCTGAAGAGCAGATAGAGAAATCTGTAAAAAGCTATCTGGAAAAGAATCCTATAGAAGAAACAGATCCGACGGTACCAGAATGGGCAAAAGAGGAAGAAAAGCCTACTTATACCGCAGAAGAAGTCGGAGCACTGCCGGACACAACGGAAATTCCGAAAAATCTGTCCGATCTACAGGATGATGCAGAACACAGAACAGTTACAGACACAGAAAAACAGAGTTGGAATGACAAGAGTGATTTTTCTGGCAACTATGAAGACTTACACGGAAAGCCAACAATCCCCACAGTGCCAACAAGACTTCCAAATCCACAAGCTTTAACAATTACGTATGGCGGTAAAGCACACACATATGATGGAAGCGAAGCCATTGCAATCACAATCGAGACAGGTGGCATCGAAAGAATAGAAAAACTTGCTACAGACACCACAGTAACGCTCGAACCTAACAAGCTATACGTATTCCCAGAGATGAAAAGTCTTACATACACGTTTGGAGAGGGCACAGGAGAGGTGCATTTCATCTTTCGTTCCGGCTCTACAGCCACAAGGGTGGTACATCCATCCAATGTGAATATCGGTAGCTTTGCGGTCGATGCGAACAAGGTATATGAGGTGTCAATCTTAGAGGGCTTGTTGACTAGCCAGAATTGGAGTGTGAGCTGATATGTTAAGACGGAGAACATTAGGAAATAAAGAAGAAACAAGCGAATGGCTCTATGAAGCTTACCTTACCGATACCGGAGCTTGGTATGGTAAGCGGTGTCCGGCTATTGTATTCGATGTAAAACGAGGAGAACAGTATTATATCGAATGGAGTAATGTTAGGACGGTGAGTAAATATTTCTACGATATGCGCAAATGTGGCGGCTCGTATATGTTATACGGAACTAAAACAGGAGATGTAGAATTATCAGTAGCAACAGGAAGCTTAGAAATAACTATTCCTGCCGATGGAACATTGTATGTCGGGGTTGGAAGTAATAGTAACCTAAAACACGGAGAAATCAACGCACCATGCTTTGATGGAGATTGGATAAAAGTTAGAAAGGAGTGATAACAAATGTACGCAAAATTAGAAAACGGATTCTTGCACAGTGCACCCAAAACGATAACACTGGATGGCAAGACAATAAACAATCCGCTCCCGGAAGAATTGGAACAGTTAGGATATAAACAGGTGGTGTACGTAGATATGCCTATTGAGGTAACAGAGGGCAAGCACTGGGAATCAGAGTGGGAAGATGGAGAGACCGAGATTAGGCAGGTGTGGAAATTGGTAGATGACCCAGTCTATCCAGAGCCGGACTTAAGTGCAGAAGAAGCACTCAATATCATAATGGGGGTGGTACAGTGACAAGAGAACAAGCAGAGCAGTTGCGGAAACTGTTAGAGAACCAGACCGCCAACATGGCAGATGAACAGATTCTTGAATATCCAGACTTTGTGGAGAAATGGGGAGCCGGGAAAACTTATGCAGTCGGTAAGAGATTGGAGTACAATGGCACCATTTACAAGGTGTTGACCGCTCACACCAGTCAGGCAGATTGGACACCACCGGATGCACCGTCTCTGTTCGCCAAGGTACTTATTCCGGATAGTAGTACAGTGCCAGAATGGGAACAGCCGGACAGCACGAATCCATATGCCAAGGGCGATAAGGTTACGCACAACGGCAAGACATGGCAGAGCACCACGGATAACAACGTCTGGGAACCAGGCGTGTATGGATGGGAAGAGATATAAGGGGACACGTCAATCGGAAAGATAAATGATAATGTCTGTAAAGGAGGACTAAAAAATGGAACAGATTATAAATTATGTAAAACCAGAATTGGTGGTAGTATCTATTGCGCTGTATTTTATCGGTATGTGGTTAAAGAATTCACAGAGGATTAAGGATAAGGACATCCCGCTGATTCTTGGCAGTATTGGAATTACCATTTGCGGAATGTATGTGATTGCAACTTGTGATCTGTCTGGAATGCAGAATATTTTTATGGCACTGTTTACGGCTATCGTACAGGGAATTCTTGTAGCCGGACTTAGTACATACGTCAATCAGATTATTAAGCAGATTGGAAAGGATGAATAAGCATGGCAACAAGTACTATTAATATTATTGTTATTTGCGTTTTTCTGCTTCTGATAACGAAGATTCCAAACAGAAAGGATAAATAATGCTTACACCGGAATATCTCTTTCGTGTGACCGAGGGGGCTGAAAAGATATCTTCTGATATGCATCGGAACATCATGGACATGATCGTTGAGCGCATAATGGTACGTATAGGACGTGGGGAAGATTATCTCCTTACGGCTACAGACAGGTGGCAGATACAGGTGTTACAGGAATCCGGCTACTTATTGGAAGACATACAAAAAGAGATTGCTGACAAAACGAAGAAGCAAGAGCGAGAACTTAAAAGCGCATTTGAAGAAGCCGGAATAAAAGCTATCGAGAGAGACGATGCGATATATAGGGCGGTAGGACTATCACCTACGCCCTTATTGCAATCTCCGGCATTGCTCAGGATACTGGAAAGAGATTATAACGCTACGTGTGGAGAATGGAGAAACCTTACACGAACAACGGCAGATGAAGCACAGAAGTTGTTTCTGAAAGAGGTCGACACCGCTTACCGCATGGCATCAAGCGGTGCTGTATCATATACACAAGCCGTCAGAAATGCTGTTGACAGGATGATAAAGCAAGGTGTTAAAGTGTCGTATCCGTCCGGTAGAGAAATGAGCATAGAATCAGCCACAATGATGACTGTCCGCACAGGGATAAGCCAGTGCGCCGGAGCAATCGCACTAAAACGAATGGAAGAATTAGAATGGGATACCATCTTAGTATCTGCACATGTGGGCGCACGAATTGGTGATGGTGGCAACAATCCAACGAACCACTTTTGGTGGCAAGGAAAATTCTATTCCCGGACAGGCAAAGACAAAAGATTTTCGGACTTCCGAACATCAACAGGATACGGAACGGTGACAGGGTTGTGTGGCGTGAACTGTCGACACTCTTTCGGATCCGGTGACGGTGAAAACAATCCGTATGCAGATATCAATCTGTCGAGTGAAGAAAATATCAAAGCGGAAGAGCGTGCGAAAAAGCAACGGCTTATGGAAAGACGCATTCGCAACAGCAAGAGAGAGATTCAGAATTTGCAGACTGCTATAGATGCAAGCGGAGATGATAAGCTTAAATTCGAATTGCAACAGATGTACGACCGAAAATCAGCGGTGCTGAGACGGCAGAACAAGCAATACCGTGAGTTCTGCAAAGATAATAACCTTAAAGAATATTCGGAACGTTTACGGGTAGCACAGTGGGATAGGTCACAGGCTGTGAGATCAGCAAAAGCAGCACAGAGATATCTTAATGCGAAAGGTGATGTAAAATGAGTGGATTGACAAGAATGGCAAAAATGTGCAGAGAGTGTCCGTTTAAGGACAAGTGCAAGAATAAGCGGTTACAGAAAGAAGCGTATCTTACGCCTAATATCTCACCAATTATTGAAGATATGGCATCACCTGTATTAAATGCTCATGATTACAGAAATGTAAAGGTTGCAGAAAACACGACAATCACTATTGATGTAGAGGAACTGAAAGAGAGAATGCGAAAAGAGATATACAGGCAAGCCGGAATCGGATTGAATTATGGAGCGTAACACATGGAACTAATAACACAGATACTTGCTATATGCGGTGCTATATCGGTTGTCGGCGGTGCTATTGCGGTGCTTTCCGGGTGGTACAAATCATGGAAAGCACCAAAAGAAAAACAGGACAACCGTATAGAACAGATTGAAAAGCGAATAACGAATATTGAAACATCTATCACAGGGATTAATCAGAAACTTGATAACGATTATAAGAACATAAGGAATACGAGGGATGATATGAATCTATTAATGAGAAGTATGTTTAATTTGATCGAAAACAAAATCACAGGAAATAACATTGAGGGTTTAAAAAAAACTCGGGAAGAGCTTGTAAATGCTATGACGGACAAGAAACCAAAGGAATTATGAAAATATACTCTTTTACACGACCAGAACTTGACTATTTTGAGTTAGAATGCAACTTCACATCGGATGAATTGAAACTGTTCCGGCTCCGTGCTAAAGCTATGCCTTTAGAGGACTGTGCGGAAGAAATGAATGTGAGTGTGTCTACGGTCAAAAGATTGAGTAGAAGAGTAAATGATAAGATTGAAAGGGTGGTATAGGTATGTGGCTTGAAGATGTAAAACCTTGTAAAGCGTACATCGAAGCAACTGGTCAAGAAGTATCGGGCGTACTTGGGTTTGGTGAAATAAGTTTTAACTCTGGTTGGATTATTGACGAAAAAGGAAGAAAGAAATATAAGTATGGACATATAGTGTATATTCCTGTTTTTGAAACTGCTGAATTTGTAAAACCTTTTGTGGATTTTTCGAATGTCCATACAGAAAAAATAGATTTCCAAGCACATTACGGATCAAGTTCTGGAACTAATACATTTCGTTTAGTTGGAACAAAACAAATATCTGAAGAAGAGCACAATAAAATAACAGGTGCAAAGAGGTGATTATATGATTCCTAAGATTTTTAAAATAAGTGGATATCTCATAGACCCGACAGGCAGACTTGAACCACACCACATTAAGGCGAAAATGCTTTATGGCTGTGGATTTCCGCTTGTAGGACAGCACATTCACGTACAGAAAGCAGAGATTAAGAAGCTGGACGAAAAGCATCCGCTTATGAGAGAGAACTGTGATTTGGCAGAATGCGAGAAGTATTTCACTGACGAACCGCCGACAGTGAGCAATAGAAAAGTTGAACCCGGACAGGTGTACAGACACTTCAAGGGCGAAACAGTGAAAGTCCTGTATATTGCACAGGATAGCGAAATGCCGGGACAGTTCAAGGTAGTTTATGAATGCTCTAATGGCGTGTGGTGCAGACCTTACGGAATGTTTGTTAGCGAGGTAGACAGGAAGAAATACCCGGATGTGAAGCAGAAGTACAGATTTGAGTTAGTGGAGGAATAAATGCAAAAAGTAAATATTCTTGGAACGGAATACGAAATAATTAGAGAAGCATTTGAAGACGAAACGATTGATGGTTTTTGCGACTATACAGCGCATGTAATCAAAATCAGAAACAATAATGTAAACGAAGTTGGTGATTTTGAAAAACTTATAAAAAAGCAATTGAGGCATGAAATCATACATGCTTTTCTTGCTGAAAGCGGATTACAGGCAAACTTTGAACATTATAAACAGTTCGGACATGAAGAAACAATCGTTGACTGGTTCGCCATTCAATTTCCTAAAATCATGAAAGTGTTTGAAGAACTGGGAGTACTGTAAGAAAGGACATAGAAAAATATGAAAGATTATGTAGAAGTAAACGAAGAAAAATGTGGTGAAGTCCATAATTGCATGTGTGCAAAAGAAAAAGATGGTAAAATGTACTGCCGTGGGTGCGGTAGTGTCATTGCGGAACATATTAAAAATTCAAAACGCGCAAAATAATAAGTGATACTTTTTAGAGACTTTAACGAACTGTTAAGGTCTCTTTTTTGTGCGTAAAATAAAAGCATAAAGAACAACAAATGCTAATTTACAGGAGGTATGAGTATGAATCCATATATGTCATATACACCGTACATGCCACAGGACGCTTACATGCAAGACCAGATGGCATTGCGACAACGGATAGACAACTTGTCACAAGCTCAACAGCAATACAAGGCACAGCCACAGCCGAATGTAAACTGGATACAGGTGGCAGGAATTGACGGGGCAAGGAATCAGATTGTACAGCCAGGAACAACGGCTTGGATGATGGATAACAATGCACCGTATTTCTATGTTAAATCTGTTGACGGTGTGGGAAGTGTTACGTTTAAAGCTTTTGAATTTCATGAGGTACAGGCGAACAATCCACAACCTGTAGTGGAAAACATGGACGCTAAGTACGTAACAAGAGAAGAATTCAACAAATTACTGGATACATTGAAACCTCAGCCGGAAGAACAGAAAGGGGAGCTGACGCATGAGTAATCCGTTAATGGGAATGATGGGCGGTATGCCGGGTGGCAACAGTCCATTCGGAATGATTCAAAGAATGATGGGGATGATGCAAAATACGCAGAATCCCGGAGCAATGTTGCAGAATATGGCGCAGAGCAACCCGAACATAAAAAAGGCTATGGATATGTGCCAAGGAAGAAACCCGAAAGATGTATTTATGGAGATGTGCCAACAAAATGGCATGAATCCAAACGACATTATTAATAAAATAAAGTGATATCCGGACGGAGTGCACACGTCTTGATAAATAAAAGAAAAGGAGAACCAACATGAACGAGGGATTAAACACACTTAGTGCTGCAGATGTAGCAGCAGTCACAAGAAACAACGATGGAAACATGTGGGGTGACGGTGGATGGTTCTGGATTATCATTCTTGCTTTCCTATTTTGCGGTAACGGATGGGGAAACAACAATGGAGCACAGGACGCTTTTATCTCTGACGAATTCGTGAAAAGAGATATCTTTAACACAAATCAGAATGTGTCTAACACAGCTTGCGAGACACAGAGAGACGTATTAGAGAACCGCTATAACACACAGCTCGGCTTGCAGAACTTACAGGCTCAGCAGTCTCAGTGTTGCTGCAACACACAGAAAGAGATTTTACAGAGTAGATATGATGCAGCATTACAGGCACAGAACATGCAGGCACAGATGGCACAGTGTTGCTGTGATATCAAAGAAAGCATCTTAGCAGATGGACAGGCTACACGCCAGTTAATCCAGGATAACACGATTCAGAACTTGAGAGACAAGCTTGCTGATCGTGACAGAGATTTGCAGACAGCATACTGGCAGATTTCACAGGTATCACAGACCAATAACATTATTGATGCAGTGAGACCGACACCAAAACCGGCTTATATGTCTTGCAGTCCATACTTTGCATATAACGCATTTGGTAATGGTTGCTGTGCAAGTGGGAATGTGATGTAAGTGAACGATATATCACTACTTGACTTTCTGACGGTGTACGGAGTTGCTTTACAGATAGCGAATTTTAACAGTAATCTATCACAGGCAAGTAATTCTGACATCGAAAAACACTTGCACGAACAAGACAGTAAGTATTTTTTGAAAATAATTGAAAACCAAAACAAAATCATAAGCATGTTGGAAGAATCCATATCTACGAAAAAGTAGTCTTGCGAACATCAAAGAGAGTAGGCATGCGCTTGCTCTCTTTTTTTAAGAAAGGAGAAAAAATATGTTAAATTCTATTGCTAAAAACGCTCAGACAGTAGCAACAAATCAGAATGTATTATTTACGGAAACAAGAGTGAAAAGCCGTAGATGCGCTTGTAACACAGGGTGGCTTGCACATGACAACGGCAGTGGACTTTTTGAAATCACAAACCGCGGAAATCTGCCGATGGCAGTCGAAGTTGAGTTTAACGGAAACGTTACGGCATCTGCAATAGGAGCGGTAGCGTTATCTATCAAACAGAACGGGGAACCGGTTTCTGGTACGGAAATGGATTATACAGTAGCAACGGCAAATGTGTATCAGAATGTCAGTGCAGCTACATTGATTGCAGTTCCGGCCGGAAGTAGCGTCACTGTATCGGTTGGCAACGTTGGCACAGTCGAAACATTGGTTAAGGATGCGAATATCATCATTAAAAAGCTCTCATAGAAAAGGGGTGAGTTTCTATGATTGATTTTAAAAGCAACCTAGATGTCAAAACTCCGAAAGAAATCTTTGCCGAAATCAATAAACGGTTTATCGGAGCGGTCATGATGCACGGACAGTTTGCGGACTACTTTGATTTCCTTGGCTTAAAAGGCTTTAAGCGGATGCATGAGTACCAGCACATTGCGGAAAGTTTGGAACGTAGGAAAGTGTGCCAATATTTTATAAGCCATCACAATCAGCTTATTGATGATGAATTTGATGGAAAAGTAAATGTTATCCCGGATGCGTGGCGAACGGCCAAACGGTTAAGCGTTGGGAAAAGCACAAAGCAGAAAGCCGTAGAAGATGGATTTGTTGAGTATCACAATTGGGAATCCGAAACAAAGGAAGTGTACGAACAGTACGCACACACGCTAAGAGAAAACGGTCATGTGGCTGATGCTATGTTCGTGGAATGTTTGGTAGAGGATGTAAGCGAAGAATTAAAAACTGTAGAATGTATGATTAACGACCTCATATCTACAGGATACGACATGGTATATATCACAGAAATTCAGTCGGAGATTCACGACAAATACAAAAAGAAAACGAAAGGAATCGAGGTGTGATAAATGAGCGAGATCAAAAAGATTTTGGAAGACCAGCTTGAACGCGAAAAAGCATCTGCAAAGAAAGACTTGAATATGTCTAACTTACAGGCAATGTACATGATTACATCTACATTATGCAATATGAAATCTTTGGAATGTGAAAGCGTACCGGGGATGATTGCGGATGCATCGGAAAACCTTATCAAGAAATACAGTAACGGAAAGTACGATAAAAACATTGATGCGCTATACGACCAGTACATTATGGCGAAAGAGATGTATCAACAGAACGGAGATCAAGCGCACAGAGACAAACTGATGGAAAGTGTCGGGAAACTTATGGTAGAAGTGTACGACATGCTTTCCTCTATGGTGATGGATTCAGATTTTGCAGAAGAACGGAAAGAGATTCAAAGGCAAATCAAGAAGCTTGCGGAAATGTAAAAACATGGGTACGGAGTACTATATATATTAATGTTACGATATATACGGTGAATCACATAGGACATTTTCTTTTCTTGCTTGATACACCTCCTTTCAATAAAGCCTAATAGCGGAATGCTGATTAAAGGGCGGTCAAACGCCCGTTAGGCTTTCCCCTAAGGTTGCGGACTTGGGGAATCGTCATCTTATGTTACCTCCTAAAAATATAAAATGATAAATTTTTATCCGCAAAGGATAGTGCACAGTATGGTGCATGGATTCATTTCCGACTATCCTTTTTCTGTATAGAGTTAGTTACGGAATAATATACAGATTGACCGTCAAATAGCCGTAACAGTGGTTGGAACTGTATAGAGGGAACACTTACACCAACCACTAACGGGATATAGTTCAATGGTAGAACAAAAGTCACAATCATCTCTTTAAAAAAAGACTTATGTCCACGGTTCGATTCCGTGTATCCCGATTACCCCGACAGAGGTTCATCTGTCTGAATCCCTACCGCAGACGAAGCGGTTAATAAGAGACGTTGAGGAGGATATGCAACATGAAAAATATTATTCAGATTATCAAGGATGCTGGTCTTGAAATTACAGATGAGCAGAAAAAGACAATCGAAGATGCAGTGAAAGAGAATTACAAGAGCGTATCTGACTATGATAAGCAGACACGAAAAGTAGAAACTCTGACACAGGAACGTGACAACTTTAAAACGCAGTATGAAACAGCGAAAGAGACTTTGGACGGGTTCGAGGGAAAAGACTTCGATGCAATCACAAGAGAACGTGATGAGTGGAAGACGAAAGCCGAGAACGCAGAAAAAGAATGGAAAGACAAGTTTGAAGCCAGCGAAAAAGAGTACAACCAGAAGATTGAAGAAAGAGACTTCAATGACGTTCTGACAAAGGCTCTTGCAGGCGAGAAATTCAGTTCTGATTTTGCAAAAACAGGAATCATCAACATGATTAAGGATAAAGGTCTGAAACGTGAGGGCGAAAAGATTCTTGGTCTTGATGATTACATGAAAGAGCTGAAAGAATCTCAGAAAGATGCTTTCGTGACGGATGGTAAGACACCACCGGTATTCACAACACCTACGGAAAAAGGTGGAAGTGAACAGAAAGCAGAGCCGTTTGTTCCTGGAACTGTTTGGTAAAACCATACTGTTAGCCGGCTATCGATAGAAGATAGTCGTTGACCTTAAAAAAATAAAGGAGAACAAAAATGGCAGAAACAACAAGAATTACATCGTTAAACATGTTACTTGACCCAACCGGAAAAATGCTTCTTGCAGAAGAGTATGGAAAGGTCATTGAAAACGTCCAGAAGAACACTATTTCTGGGAAAATGAAGAATACCGAACTTTCCGGTGATCCGTCAGCCGGAACCGTAGAAGCAAAAAGATTTGCAAATGCGACATCTAAGAATTACGGAACAGCCAGAGGTGCAGCTAAAGGCGATGGAGTAAAAGGAAAGCCGGTTACGATTCCAATTGATGTAGATAAGGAAATCGTAGAAGAGGTTGAACAGAAAGACGTATCTCTTCTCGGAGTAGAGGGACTTATCGCTAAAAGAACAGCGAACCATGCACTTAGAATGATTGCAGAACTCGACACTGAGTTCTTCAAAGTTGCCGGAACAGATGCGACAGAAGTTGATCTGACAGGTATTACAGCTATTGAGGAACAGGCTGAAACCATGATTCAGCAGTGCGAAACTACCAAGAATGAATATGTGGACGGAGTACCACGTTCTATGATGAACATGATCTGTACACCAAAATTCTACGGAAAAATCCGCACATATCTGGACAAAGTTACAGTGCCGGGTGTTGGCGTGGCTGACGAAGAGTTCTATGCTTATCATGGCGTAAAAACATTCTCATGCGTGCACATGCCGACAGACGTTGACGTGATCGTGATGGTGGATGGAGCTATCGCACAGCCTGTTAAATCCACACCATACAGTGCTGAGAAGATTCCTCTTTCAGAAGCATATGGCATCGAACTCTTTTACCACTACGGAACAAAATCTGTAATGCCTGACCTTATCTTCAAAAACAAGAAAGGTGAGTAAACATGAGACGGTTTGAAGACTTGGAAACAGGAAGAATCTTATCAACCGAGCATGAAACGAGTGCTCAGTTGATGGAAAACAATCCACAAAAATATAAAGAAGTCAGTGACGTAAAGCCAAAGACGAGATCGAATCCAAGAAAGTAGGAAAATTAGGTGAAACACTATGGCGTACACAGATTATAAGTTTTATACAAAAAAATTTTTCGGAAAAACAATTCCAGAAAGCGAATTTCGTGAATATGTAGAACGAGCCAGTGACTGCGTAGACAACTACACGATGGAGCGCCTTGTTGATGGGCTTCCAGAAAATGAGCGAGCAGAAACAAAAGTTCAAAAAGCTGTATGTGCAGTAGCTGATGAAATGTACAAGATAGAGCAAGCTAAAAAAGCTTCTATGGATGCCATAGGAACCATACAGAGAGAAGATGGGACGGTCGTAAATAAGACCGTCTCTTCTGTTTCTTCTGGAAATGAAAGCATATCTTACGCTAACGGGAACAGCCAGAGCAATCGGTATACCGTAGCAGCTACCAATGTGCAAGAAGAGAAAAGAATACTTCTCGAAGCAGCGGTTAGCTATCTTTTTAACGTTACCGATGATAACGGAGTGTACTTGCTATATAGAGGAATTTGAACAATGGGAATTATTAAAAGATTATTTTGCAAACACAAAAAGAAAATCCATGCCGGAACGTATCTGGAAGATATCGGAAACGGGATAAAAGAAACAAGACACATATGGAAGTGTGAAAAATGCGGTAAGAAGTTTTATTAACGAGAGGTGGTACCAATGTATGACAAAACCATAACTGTATTCAACAAATATGTGAATCAAAAGGATGAAATATTTTGGTATCCGACCGTAATTAAAGGTGTTCAACTCATTGTTGATAAATCCGCAAACATCGAAAAGACAGGACTTGATACGGCTGACACGGCAACGCTCCATGTTCTGTATCGCATGGTATCCGCTGAAAAAGTAGTATCTGGCAAAAAGTATCTTGAGCCTAAAAAATGGGCGAAACAAATTAACGATACGCTTGTACATACCGTCACATTTGCAAGCGGTGACTTTTTCATTGAGGGCGAACATGATGAAAAGATGATAGCAGACGAAGACTATCAGAGCCGGAGAGACGGTGGCTTTTATGATTATATGAACAAAAATTACGACAATGTATTCTTAATCACCAATGTCGGAACATACACACTTATCCCACATTTTGAGATAGGGGGAAAGTAAATGGCACGTAGCAGAATGTTCCATTTTCCAAACATCTCGATAGTTGAAGCTGACATCAAAGTGAATGTGAATCTTGAACGATTCGAAAAACAATTCCAAGATGCTCAACTTTGGTTAGATGAACAGGTATGGACAGGCACAAAAAAGTATATTCCACAAAGAGACGGGATGTTGATTGATACTACTAGTGTGCAGAATGAATCCATGAAAGGTAGCGGGAAAGTATATGCCGGATATGGACCTTACGCAAGATTTCTGTACATGGGAAAAGTTATGGTAGATCCGGAAACTGGTTCGCCGTGGGCAAGACCGGGGGCGAAAAAGGTGGTAACAGACCGTGATATCCAGTTTTCGAAAGTGCCAAATCCTTTTGCAACAGACCATTGGTTTGATGCTGCTAAAGATGAATTTGGTGATACATGGGTAAAAGGAGTGAAGAAACGTGCAGGCGGTGGATAGTAAAAAAACAGTGAAATACGATGTTGACGGATACGACATTGTAACAAATGCACTTAAAGATTTGCTGAATCAGTATCCTGGATTGGAAACCGGAGAAGTGTTTAAATTCTCCACTCTGAAAGAAGATGATGGAATGGCGTTCTATCCGGTATCCGGTGCGGTGATTGCACAGGAGAAAAAATCGGTAACAGGCAAGGTGAATCAGCTTTGCAACTACCCATTTTATATCATATATAGGACATCCCGTGATTCTCCGAACACGAAAGCGGATATAAAGGAATTTCTTGATAGTGTAGGTAAATGGCTGGAACGACAAACAGTCGTGATTGATGGCAAAAAGCATAGGCTTACATCTTACCCAACACTTACAGAGGAACGAAAAATAGAAGAGATTACAAGAATCACACCATCATACCTTGACAAAATTTACGAAAACAATGTTCAAGACTGGGTGATTAGTATGTCTCTTAAATACAGAAATGTATTCATAAGAACTAATTAACCGGACATCAATTGAAGATGTTCGCTGACCGTAAAAAGCTAACGGTAGAAAGGACTATAATATGGGAAATCTTAGTAGAGAAGCACTTGCACATTATTTGGACTATAGCTTCAAACAGACAGTAGCAAGTGCTACGTGGGAAATCCTTGGTGATGACATCGACGATATGTCGGTTGATCTGAACCCGGATACAGAGACGAAGAAGAACATTCTTGGTCAGACAAAAACGACAGACAATGGATATGAACCGTCTATGGATGCAGATACATACTATGCAAACCCGGACAAAAAGCTGTATCCGAAGATTAGGGATATTGCAATGAAACGATTAAAAGGAGCGGACTGTAAAACACTTATGCTGGAAGTCCTTGTGGAAGATACAAGTGCAGAAAACCACCTTGCGTATGTCGAAGAGGTTATGGTAAAACCTCAGTCTTATGGTGGAGATACATCTGGTGTAAACATTCCGTTCAAGGTGTCTTCCGATGGAAAGAGGACAGAGGGATATGTAAGTGCCACTTCGCTCGCTTCTGGAAACCCAGAATTTACAGCCGGAACAATCCCACATAGTCTTTCTACAGGAAAAGAAGTACTGTAACGCTTTATTAACAGGAGGAATAATATGAGCAACAAGTTACCAAAAAAAAGAAATGATAGCGAACTGGTTATTAAGATAAATGATGGCCGAGTCAAAATTCCGATCAAAAACCAGTTTGGTGAAACTCTTGGAAGTATAGTGTTCGCACCGACTGACACTAACATTGTTGACAGATACGAAGAAGTCGTTCGATTTTGGAAAAATTACAAGATGCCGGAAGATGACAGCATTGAAGCTGCCAGAAAAGCAGAAAAAGAAATTTCAGAGAAAATGTCTTATCTGATTAATGGAGATGCAGAAAAAGCATTTTTCCAGGTTCTCGGACCGTTTTCGCCAATGGATGATGGAAGAATTTTCCTCGAAATTGTAATTGACAGTGTTGCAAAAGTCATTGAAACAAAACTGAACACAAACGTAACAAAGGTACAGCGCCGTGTAAATAAGTACGTGGCCAAGTACCATAACTAATGGATGTCTGGAAACTTCCGAAATCCGTTAACGTAAACGGCAAAGAATATCGAATACGCTCAGATTACAGAGCCGTGTTAGACATTCTTTGTGCTATTAATGATCCCGATATAGTAGCCGGAATGTCAGAGGAAGAAAAAAACTTGGAGATATACACAACGATTCTGGCTATATTCTACGAAGACTTTGATAATCTTCCAACGGAAGACTGGGAAGAAGCTTTAAAGACGGCGAAAGAGTTTATCGACTGCGGATTTAAGGGAGATAAGAAAAAACCACAACTTATGGATTGGAAAAAAGATGCAAAGATTCTGATTCCGGCCATTAATAAAGTGGCACATGAGGATATTCGTGAGAAAGAGTACTTGCATTGGTGGACGTTTATGGGACTTTTCATGGAGATTGGAGAATCTCTGTTCAGCACTATCACTAACATTCGCGAAAAAGTCTCGAAAGGGAAGAAATTGGATAGTTGGGAAAAAGAATTCTATTCTAGCAATAAGGAACTTGTTGACCTTAAAGCGACACCAGAGCGAAGCAAAGAAGAAAAAGAAGAATTAAGAAGAGTATTCGGGCTCGCAAATAATTAACCGGGTATTATACGGAGATACCCGCTGACCGCAAATATTTAGCGGTAGAAAGGACAATACATGACAGAAGATGGAAGTATTGTTATTAACACAAAAATCAGAACTGATGGCGTAAAGGCGGGCGCACAAGAAATTGAAGCCGGATTGCGAAGAGCAGCAGACAGGGTGGATAATTTGGGAACGTCTGCGAAAAACGCCATCAACAAGCAAATAGATGCTTTTGCAAAACTGAATAACGAATACAGCGCACAAGAACAAAAGGTAGAATCGTTACGGCAAAAGGTAGCATCCTATGCAAATCAGCGTATCCCAACTACTGAATACAAGGAAATATCCGACCAAATTTCAAAAGCAGAAGCAAAACTCAATCAGCTTATGTCATCACAGGAACGTTTTGTAGCAAACGGAGGGGAAAAGAACACTTCGACTTATAAAAAAATGCAGTATGACATAGATGAACTTGCGAACACTATTAAATACGCAAGGTCGGAGCTTATTGATCTGGAAGTTTCTGGAAAAGCTTTTTCGACTGGTGTGAACACCAAAGAAGCACAGGCAGACATGGAAAGACTTGCGACCGCAGAAAGAAAACTTGCAGATATGCAGAACCGATTAAATACATCGTATTCTGGTATTAAAAACAAACTTGCAAGTTATGGTACAGGTTTAGTGTCTTTGAAAGAAAAACTTTTTGGCGTAAACAGTGCAAATAATAAGACGGCAAATTCCAATTCGAAATTAAGCAGATCCTTTAAAGACGCTGGCAAATCAGCCGGATCAGCAAGAATGAGCATTGGAAGAATGCTTACGATGTCTGTTTTATTTAGTAGCGTTTTTCGACTTATCAGCATTCTTACGCAAGGAATAATAGGTGGATTCAATAATCTTGCTCAATACTCCAAAACCACAAACGCAAATATATCTACTTTGTGGGGGAGCCTTATCAGATTGCAAAATGCATTTGCTACAGCTTTCAGTCCGATACTAACCGTTATCACACCGATACTGTCACGATTCATTGACCTTATCAGCACAGCCATAACCTATGTAGGAATGTTTTTCGGGTATCTTGCCGGGAATAAGACGTACACAAAGGCATTAGCAGTGCAAAAAGATTATGCTGCCAGTCTGGATAAGACCGCCAAGTCTACGAAGAAAGCCACAAAAGCAGCGAAAGACTACCTGTCACCATTGGATGAAATTAATCGGTATACGACAAATAAGGATACCGACACAACACCGTCTGGATCCGGTGCAAACGGAACACCGATCAGCAAAATGTTTGAAGAAGTTCCAATAGATGCACCGCCGATTTTTGAAAAAATCAAGGATGTACTGGGACAGATATTCCAACCGTTCAAAGAAGCGTGGGAGCGTGAGGGGAAAAACACGATTGATGCGGCCAAGTATGCATTATCGGAGCTTGGAACACTGGCAAAGAGTGTCGGCAGTAGTATGTTGGAAGTCTGGACGAATGGTACAGGTACACAGATACTGTCTACCATGTTACAGATTGCACAGGGACTGCTTACAACGATTGGAAACATCGCAAGGCAATTAGATATAGCTTGGAATAAAAACGCAGTAGGAACGGCCATTATACAGACTATAGCAGATGCTTTCCAAAAGGTACTTGATATCATCAATCGTCTTGTGTGGGATACGGCTCAGTGGGCGGGATCATTGAACTTTTACCCGTTACTTAATTCGATTAAGAATCTGTTTGAATCTATGTCACCACTGATAGAAGCTATTGGAAGTTTCTTAGAAAGATTGTATACGAACATTATATTGCCGATGCTTACATGGCTGATAGAGAGCGGTCTTCCGGCACTTATTAATGTACTTGCTGGCTTGTTTAATTTCCTCGGTGAACATCAGTGGATTGTTGATGCCATTGGGACAGCATTAGTTACAGCGTTTGCTACATCAAAAATAGTTCCTTTAATTGCAACTATATCAAGCGCAGTTCTTGGATTTGCTGGACACATAGGAACATTAATTGACATTTTAAAAGGTGGCGGTGGATTAATTGGCGTTATCGGTCAAGTAGTTTCTACGTTTGGCATTGTTCCTATTGCAATAGCAGCAGCAATAGCAGCAATCATATTAATAGCTACTCACTGGGATCAGCTTAAAGTCGTAATGTCAAATCTTATGGACTGGATAAAAGGAGTATTTGCCACTGACTGGCACGCTCAATTCGGAGTATTTGGAGATGTAGTGGAAGTTTTTCTTAACAGCTTTAAAGGGATTTTTAACAGCATTAAACAGATATGCTCTGGGTTTGTCACATTTTTAAAAGGAGTATTTACAGGGAATGTAGATATGGCGCTAAAAGGAATACTAAAAATACTCCGTGGAGCTGCTAATTTAATCTACTCAATTTTTAAAGCACCTGTAAATATGGTTATCGCCCTATTTAATGGATTGAATCGAGCGATTATTAATGCAATTAACGGTTTGGTAGACGGACTGAATCACATTAAAGTACCGGATTGGGTTCCAGGTATCGGTGGTAAAGGAATTAATCTTTCCCATGCAAATTACACCAGAATTCCATATCTTGCACAAGGGGCAGTTATTCCGGCCGGAAATCCGTTTTTAGCGGTTCTTGGTGACCAGACAAAGGGAAACAACTTGGAGATGCCGGAAAATCTGTTAAGAAAAATCGTAAGCGAAGAAAGTGGCAAAGGTACAGGAACGATAAAACTTGTGGTAAATCTGGACAGCAGAACGGTACTTGAACAGCTTATTAATACAGCAAAAGAAATGCAGATGTCCAATGGACAGAATGTATTCGAACTCGGGAGGTAGGTAAAATGGCACAGCAAGTGATTAAGATTAATGGTCGGACTATTCATCAGCCAGACACATTCAAATTCAGTTTTGCCACTACCTCTACAGAGGGAACAGAGCGATTAATGAGTGGCGTTATGTGCAATGAACCGATGTTCACGGTAGAATCTTACGCTTATGAGGGTAGCGACATAAGTATATCAGAAATGTCAAGTCTGCTACAGATGATTGTAAACCAGAGACAGGTGCAACTATATTATTTTTCCGTGTATTACGGAAGATGGAGAGAAGCACCGTTTTACGTCACACAAGGAAGCGTAGATATCGGGACATTAAAAGAGGGAGAAGAAAAGTATAAATCCCTTAGTTTTAACATAATCGGGGTGAATCCACTATGATACACATTAGCAATGCATATAAGAAAGCTATATACGGACGTAGTGACTGGTATCCATCTGCAAGGGTTACTTTCTTGGATGGCACAGTGCTAAATCTTGGCCGATCCGAATTTTTAATATCCGGCAACAACATTGTTGATGGAGCTGGTACACAAAGCTTGCCACTCGGTAATGTTGTGTCCAGAAAAATTACAGTAAAACTGTACAACGCAGATGACAGATATAGAGTTCATAGCTTTCTCGGCGCAAAGATAACATTGTATAAGTCGATTAGCACAGATATAGGTGACCTGACTATAAAAAGCGGCACTTATACCGTAATTGACCCGGAAAGCTATGGGGATACTGTAAGCTTTTCTGCTTACGATGATGCATATAAGCTTGATCGTGATTACACGACACATTTAAAATACCCCCTCAAACTGTCTGAAATATTGATAGATTCTTGTAGAACGTGCGGAGTACAGTTAGACGCAGCGCATTTTAATGGAGAAGATATAACCGTAAAAAAAGCACCGACAAACACTACTCACAGACAGGTTGTTGGATTAATATCCATGATCGCTGGTGGAAATGCATGGATGAATGCAGACAACCATTTACAGATTACAGATTACGACATGACAGTTTTTGATGGAATGACCGATCTTGATGGTGGGTGGTTCGATGATCCAAGGCAAAACTATGACGGCGGTCAATTTGAGACAGATGTCATCACGGAAAAGTATGTGACATATTCCGATGTGACTGGTGGAAGTTTTGGTGATGATATTAATGAATTTTTTTACGATGATCTTGACTGGAACAAAGAGTTGTACACAAGCGGTTCCAACATGGACGGTGGCTATTTTGACAATGGATTAGAACTTTTAACGGATGATTCTTACGGGATTATGTATCGTTCGGTAGAGCGCCAACAAAGAAATCCTTATCACTTAATATCAAAGCAACATGATGGATTCCGGCTCAGAGACGGACGTACATTAGGTGTTCATTCGGTAGATGCGGAAGAGGCGAGCGGATATATTCTTTCCGATGCCACTACTTACTACACAAGCGGAAACAATGCCGATGATGGAACGTTTGAGTTAGCTGATAATTTCCACTTTTTAACACAATGGAAGATCGGGTTAACAACCGGAGTTGAAAACATAAAGATTACAGGCGTACAAACAACGGATAATGAGAACACATATACTTACGGCACTGATGGGTATGTTTTGTCAATAGAAAATTCGCTTATTGAAGATAAAAATCTTCTCGTAAATACAGTGGGGGCAAAGCTTGTAGGATTAACATTTATGAATTTTTCTGGTGAACATTTATCTTATCCTTTGGCAGAGTTTATGGATCTTGCCTATGTGATTGATCGTGCCGGAAAGACGAACAGGACGATTCTTACAGACATTACATTTAACTTCCTTGGATTTACTCAACTTAAATGCTCGGCTGAAAATTCTGTGAGAAACAGTAGTAAATATGTAAGCGCAGAAACCAAAGCTATTCAAAAATCTTCGGAAATTACCGAAAAAAAAAT